ATATATAACGACTTTGCTTCCAGACATCCAGAAGGAAGTAATGCAAGGACGTTATTAAATCAAGCACTTATAGAACAATCAGCAGGTGGAAGAGAAGTAGATCTCTTTAGCGAGGAAGCAATTGGACCAGATGCAGATTATGGCAAGTCAAGTACAGCGGATATACAGGAAATGTTCGAAGACGTACCAATAGACAAGCCTTATGACGAGGCAACAAATGGCGGCTCTGATAATGGAGAAGTGAGGAAAGAAGTTTATAACGGTAATGGGTATGGACTAAAAGGTGATGATTACGTTTCAGGTACGAGGTTTGGCGAAGAAGGTCGAAATCCAGTAGGAGCTGGCAATCCTAAGTGGAGAGGTACAGGAGTTAACACTAGTTATATGGACGCAGATCCAAGATTTGGTGGTGTCGTAGGTCGTGGCTTAACTGGAAAAGAATTAAGTTTGGCTGATGAAATACGTGCCAAGTACCTACCACCAAGTAATGCTTTAAATGCACCAGCTTCAAGTAACGGAGAAATTCCTTATAAAGATTATCGAGCTGTTGCAAACTTAACTGGAGCAGAATTAGGAAGTGATCTTCAGAATCGTGCAATGGCTATACAAGCTCAACGCATTGCAAAATTAAGAAGAGGTCTTTAATGAGCGATAAGAAAAAAGAAAAAGCAAAGTCTCTTGCACAGGCTTTTAAGAAGATGAATAAACCAGCCAGTAAAGGTGGAACAGGTGGTACTTTCTCAGCCGCTGCAACTAAAGCTGGGTATGATGACTCTCCGTCAGAACGATTAAAATTCGCAAAAGAGGTACTCGCTAAGCGGGATAGCTACTCACCAAAGATGGTAAGGAAAGCTAACTTCTACAAAAATATAATTTCGAAAAAAGAGAACAGTTAAGATAAGTAATAAATAGTGCTGTATTAGTGTGGCTTTTGGATACGACAATAAAGATACGAGAAGTATCTTAAATGCGGCAAGAGCTAATCAAGACATTCTGAAAGAACAGCCAGGTCCAGCAGGCTATGTTTCTGGTTCACCTAGAAAACCTACTGATCCAGAATTTCATAAAACAGAAATGGCAGGGCGTGGTCTTGGTCTTGAGGGTGAATTTGGTCAATGGCTTATGCAGCCAGGAAACCAAGAGAAAGCAAGTACCATTGCACAGCAGTTTTTCAATAGCCGACTGAACTACGACCTATTCGGAGCACCAGAGGAGCCAATGGTATGAAAGCATTTGCTGCACAAAAACTTGCAAAACTACTGGGAAGAGCTGGTAAGGATTTTTGGAAAGTTGTTAAACCAGATTTCTCCACGGGTGCTTCGTCTATTAATACAATTTTGAGGTATGGACCTGATATTGCCTACCCAGTATTCGCAGCATCAACATTACCCGAAGGCGCATCGGCGGGAGATAGAGCTGGTGCATTCGTAGAGGACTTAGGGATTAATTTATTAAGTTCAGGTGTTGGACAGTATGGCGGTAGAAAATTAGGAAATAGGTTGGCAGCGAAATATAAGAATCCAGCATTGGCAGAAGGATTACAGACTGGTGGCGACCTTGCGGCGGGCGTGGCTCAAATGGTCGCACCAAGACCTCTGTATACAGGTGCATTACAAAAGTCAGGACTAGAACAGCAGCAATTAGTAGAAGCACAAATCAGAGCAGAAGAAAGAGAGAAGTTGGAAGCTGCGGTTGCTGCATTAATTGCAGGTGGCGGTCTCGCTGTTGGCCTTGGTAATCTGCCTCCTTCAGCAGCTTTAGCTAGAAGGACAGTGATGTAATGGCAGAAGCTCGTTTTGATCCAAGTTGGGAAGATCTCAAAAGGATCTTTACTGATGCTGCGACATCTAATCCTAAAAATATTGACATAGGTACTGGAGTCAATAGAAGCCCTTTCGCTGAGATGGGCGATCAGTCTCAACTGCTGAATTACATCAGACAGCAGCTACCAGAAAAAGTTGGAAATACGAATTGGTATAACGATTTAAAATCACAACTACCTAACGCAGATCTAGACAATAAAGCTGGATTACAAAGAAGACTTGCGAATGCTCTTGGAGATATTCCTTTAGGTGGTTTCTCTAACGAGACAAAACGAAGAATTGAAGATATACGTGCGGCAAACGAAAATGTTAGACAGAACACAGTAGAGGCTGGGAAGTACAGAACCAAAGCTGGACCAGAGGCAACAACAGATAGCTTCAGGGCGAAGGCGGCTCAGACGGCAGGAGTTGCAACAGCCGATGCAATGGGTGATGGACTCAGAAATATTTGGTGGTTTTTAAATGCCCCACAAGCAGTTGCCAATATTGCTGGGTTACAAGCAGTCCATTCGGCTGCTCAGCCATATGTACAAGGCTTGGAGAATCCGACTTTAATTAGAAATAGGCAATTAAGGATGGCTGCAACAGCACCAGCCGTGGTAGCAATGTCTACTGCAATTGGAAATATTGGCAGACCTGCTGGATATAAAACGGTCTTACCAAGTGATGCAGATCCAAGGAAAACAGATGAGCCAGTAGCAGAGGCAGTTAGCAGATACTTCCTCGGTAGAACAGGTAAGCTTCTCCCCTACGCAGAATTCGCTAAAGAAAGACCTGATGTTTCTCAAGGGGAATACAACAGATATAAGGCGTATTTATTCAATAAACAGACAGATCTAAATCCACTCGATGGAGATCTCAATGTATTAGGAGCATTAAGGGCAACGACAGATGGTATTCATGGTCCAGAAGTCAACTTTATGGGTAAGTCGATTCCTGTATTAACTGGCATATTGCCAACAGCAGCAGCAGTTGCAGGAATTAGAAGAGGTATTAGAACTGCGGGTAGAAGATTGCAAGAATCAGGAGACTTACAAAGAGCGGAAAAATTAAGAAATGAAGGAGCAAGAATACAACGAGACCTAGAAAATATCAGTCCAGAAATTGATCCTGCAACATACAAGCAAACAAAGGAAAAATCACAAAAGCTAGAGAGAGACTTAAAGGATTTGGAAAAGAAAAATCAAGGTCAAGCTTTAGGTCAATCGCTACTTTATGGCTCACTTTATGGCGGTGGAGCAGGTCTAGTTGGACAAGCTCTAGAATTAGGGAGACGAGGAATGTCTCAGGAGGACGTGTAAAAACTCATGGCTTTTGGTGGACTAGATTTTAAATCTATAAAAGATGGCGTATTGTCTAGCGATGGCTTGGACGGTATGTCTCAGCTAGATAGCATTAATAGAGCTGCAAAGACCGCACTAGAAAGAACTAAATTAAAAAGTGAGTATTCAAGAAAGATTGCAGATCAAGATGCAGACGCTGCTCTTAATATGGCAAAGATGCAATACGGTTTAACTGATAGTGATATCTTTAATTCACAATTAGAGCAAGGTTTAGGTATTGTTGGAAGTTTGGATGATCTGGGATTATTTAATAGCTTTAAAGACAAAGCACCAGTCACGAAAGGACTTGGTGATATCTTGTCGGGGTGGGGCTAATGACTGCACCATTCGATCCTCTTGATTTTTGGAAAGAGAAGCAAAAAGAAAAAAGAGAAGCGTCCAGCAAGGTAGGAGCAATGAACTTCATGACTTCTGACTTTGATTCTTCTAAGAAACACTACGCAGACAAGGATTATCAGGATGAAGAATTTTCTGGAATTGAAAGTATCTCTGGGAACCAGGGGAAACAAGCTCTTTACGCAGATGCTTTTAAGGAACAAGCAAATGCAGTACAAGATATTGCGGATATTCAGTATTACGAAGATCAGCTCTACGCAGCAGGAAAAAAGAAAGAACAAATAGAAGCACTCCAAAGAGCACAGAAAAAGAAGAGCGGTTCCGGTTTGATGGGTTTAGTCTCAACAGGGTTGAAATTATACGCGGCATCGCAAGGTGTACCAGTTGCATAGTTAATAACTACTAGAATTGAGGTATATGTAGATTCGTAGTGTCTTGGAAGTAATTAATCCAACAGTAATTCCAAAAGCAGGAGGTGCTGGATTTGTTAAAGCAATGGGAGCTTTAGGTCCAAGACTTGGAGTCACCTTTGCAGGGGTAGATGCACTTAGCAACTTGACCGACAGGAATGATCCTTTCGGTAAAAACGCAGCAGAAGCGTTAGGTACATTAGGTGGCTACGGTGCTGGTTTTATGGGAACGATGAAATTACTCACACCCTTATTAAAAACACCAGCAGCACCAGCAGTTCCTATCATTGCCGCATTGGCTGCTCCTTATGTCGGCAAGGTTGGTAAGGAAGCGGGTGGTGGAATATACGAAGGTCTAAATCCAGATGGAGTCACAGATCACAAAGTTAGACAGATTAAGAGACAGAACGAAATTGATATGGCACAAGCAGAAGCAATGAATGAAGTTTTAAACGTCCAGAGAAATGATCAGTTACAGAAGCAAAGAGAAGCAGCAATTTTCAATAGCTATATGAATTCTCTTACAGGGTATTAATGACATTCAATACAGCAGCAGCATACGCACAGGGCTTTGATAGCGGTAAGTACGGCTTCAAGTCTCTAGGGGAAGCTGGATTACTGTCAGAGGACGGTAAGGCTTTAATGGGATCAATACAAGCTCAGAACCAAGCACTTGCAGGCAATTTAGCGGCAAAGGCTTTAGGAATTGAAGGAGATTTAAAAGAAAGAGAAATGATCAATGATGTCTTAATGGCAACATTGGAGCAAACAGCAAAAGAGAAGAAAAATAACTTGTTAGTGAATTTGATGAATAGTGGAAAATCTGGAGGATCATCTAGCCTGCTTTCTGGTATACAAAATTACAATGCAATTGCATCAGGATTACCAGAACCAGGTTTTATAAAAGAGTCGATTGGAATGACGAATAAGTGGAACGAAGCAAATAGAGCAGGTGACCCATTATCTAATTTATATAAGTTAGATACAAATATTCCAATACCTACTTCTGGGAGTCAATTAGAATCAAAAGGATTATTAGATCAAAAAACCCTGAAACTCTTAGAGGAGATGGGTTGGAAACCTCCAACTAAGTAAGGATGAGCAAATTACAGGAAAGGTTAAAAGCTCTACAGATCGAGGGGTATGACCCCCAGACTGAAACATGGAGGCCACCATCAGAGCAACCAACCTACACCCCTAACAACAGTGCAGGAATAAGTGATGATCAGTTTAATCAGCTCTTAGGTGAGATTGATGTAAAACGTGGTGAGTTGAATAGTTTAAAGCAAGACGTTATTCAGACAGAGAATACGATTAAGGATAAATTGAACAACCAATGGTGGCCTTTTGGTGGTGATGGGAAAGGAGGGAAATATGATATCGATAAGAAGTCAAAAGAAGAGTTAAACGTAGAGGCTCTCTACGATATGCACAGAAAGAGAGACGAGTTTCGTGATTCAGACGGTAATCCACAGTCTCTAGCAGAATTGATCGCTCGACAGTCAAGGGAGGGGAAGACTTTTGATACTGATAACAACTTGCGGATAATGGGCGGCTCTTCTTATGACATGCAAGACAATATTTTGAACAAGATTAATCAAGGGAACGCACGTCAGCAAAACATGGATTTAGTAAAAAATCTGCTTATTCTCACTCAAATTCAGTAGGAGGAAATTATGTCAACAATTATGCTACCTGGATTTCCGTCAAACCCTGGAGGCGGTGATTTCCCTGGATTTCCTGGATTCCCTGGAACTTGGCCTAGACCCAAGCCTGGGATTGACAATAGAGGTCGATTAAAAGAAGTCTATCAACGGGAATTAGGTCGAGAAGCAGATAAGGAAGGTCTTGATTATTGGACGAATCAACTAGATACAGGCAACCAAACCATTGATCAGGTCATCAAGAATATTCAAGGCTCAGATGAAGGTCGTACTCGTTTCCTGAAGAATACCTACATGGATCTTCTCGGAAGAGAGGGAGATGCAGAAGGAATGGCGTATTGGGATAACGAACTAAAATCTGGAAAAAGTAGAGAACAAATACAGGAGAGTATTTTCGGTTCAGACGAAGCTAGGAAATACAGACAACAAGACAAAGGGAGAACTAGACCTCCAGCAACAGACGAAGGTTGGCGAGGCCAAAGGCCACGGGAAGACGGCGATCCTGTAATAGGGATTCCCAAACCTCCCGAAGCAGAATTGCCTGGTAGACCTAAGAAGCCTGGTACTGGAAGAGGGGGTGACAATTTTGGTGGTTGGTTAGATTTTTACACTGATGAAAACCAAAAGAAGATCAATAGTGGTGGTGGTTTTAACAAGGAAATAGCTGATAGGGATTTCGAATCAAACGTCGCTCCTGGTCAGGCAAGTTTGATGGTAATGCAGCAATACGTAAATCCAACGACAGGTCAGAAAACATCGGTTACCGCTGGTAAATCTCCCAAGGCAGGTACGGGTTGGCAACTAGCTAATCAGGCGAGTGGCTTTAGTGGATTCGGTAAGCCAGTACAGAAAGCAGCTCCTGCGAAGAAAGCTGCTGCTACTCCAAGCTTGACGACTTCATACGCACCGACTCAGTACGCTCCAGCCGACATGTCGAGGTACACCCCAACAGCAGCTAATGCGAACCAAGGTACATCGAAAGGTGCTGCAAAAAAATCTTCGGATTTTGGTAAGTACCAACCAGCAACATTCGGAGGGAATCTTTTTAATCAGGGCTGGGGAAATATGGTCGATTGGGGTAATAAGTTCAAGGATAATAAAGCGATTCAAGGATATATATCAGGTGCAAAACTTGATTCCAGTCAAACCATGATGAACATGGGGCTTGATCTTTTATACCAAAAAGGTCAGATGTCTCAACGTGCAGAATATATTGGTGGATTAGAGAATCTGAAGACAGGCAATACGATGAAGCTAATGGCTGCGGAGGGTGGAATCATTAAGGATTTACAGGGGCAGCAAGGCGATATAGAAAGTCGTCAGATTGGTGAAAGAGGAGACCAAGAAAGAAGAGGTTTACGCGTCGCAGGTCAAGAGAATAGAGCGGGGATAAAAACCCAAGGTGACCAGGATAGAAAGGGAATGCGCGTCGCAGGGCAAGAGAACAGAGCAGGGATGATGGAACAAGGTTCTCAGGATCGAATGGGTATGGCAGCACAGGGGATACAAGATCGTATGCTGACTAGAGAGAAAGGAGATCAAGAGCGTAAGACTCAAAGAGATAGGTATCGTGAAGATCGCAAGATGAGAGCAGATGCAAGAGGAGCAATCAGAAGGTCGGGTTCCAGATTCTTTGGTTGATAAATAAAGGACGCAGGAAGAAGGATTCATTCAATAGAATCAGGAGAAAATGGTAAAGGAAATACCGACCGAGATTAAGGCATTTTTAAATGCTTTAGATCACGGGCAAAGGGAGGCATTCTTGTCTTATGTAGAGAATACATATTCTATTTATGAGATATATCTTTATGCAGGTCTACTTGGCTACGACGATGGATTTATTGCGCTAGAAAAGTGGGTCAAATGTTTTTATCCCAAGTTAAACAGAAGAGAACTAATGTTGGCAGAAATTGTCAAATTAGAGGCAGATATCGATTTTTTAAGGCAACAAGTTCAGGCCGATATTGTTAAGCCAGACTCGGCTGCGACTAGGATTGCGCACCTTTCTAAGGAACTAAGAGGACATGTTGTAGAGGTTGAGAGGATGACAAAATCAGCAGATCGAAGAGGTTTAGTCCTGTCGGGTGCAGACAAAGTGATGAGAGAATTAAAATCTATATTTAAAGGAAATGACGACGTTATTAAAGCATTGGATTTAGCATATGAATCAGTGTGGCAATTGCTAGTCGATGAACGCTAATCCATTAAACTTGAAGCTCGTGAATAAAGCTGAAGTTAAAGAGATGATCGATGCTGCTATTGATCAACATAATAAGAATGCAACATTAATATCTATGGCTATCGGTTTTAGTCTTTTAGGATTCTACGCTGATGGCTTATTAAGAGTTGTCGAAAAAGTTACGACGAGTTAGCAGAGATAATCCTCATAATATAGGGAAAACATTTAAACTTTAGGGGAAACCCTGAAGAGGTGAGGATGGATGGAAAGCAACAGCAAGTGGTACGAGAAATACCAATGTACGATCTTTTGGATGCTTGTTGTGCCTTGCAAGGGGGGTTGGAACTTGAGAAGTTCGATGATAAGAATTATGCCTTAAAACATGCTTTAAATCGAATCTTTGGATACCTGACTCCAGAAGCAAAGGCTGAGTTTTCCGAGTACGTAGATAGGAAAGGTTGGAGAACAAAACAAAGAATTATCCTTTCATAGCGTATGCCAAATTCCTCTATTGCATTAGCTAGAAGACGTAGCGCACAACTAGCTGCAAAAGCAATAAAAACAGAACCAGAAGTACAAGTTGTAGATCCTAAATTATTAAAAGCAAGAGAAAGCTTTTCTTATTTTTGCGAGTTTATGGGTAAGAAGCCAGCCCGTCATATGAAGGCATGGCATCGAGAATTCTTAACAGGTCAGAGCAATGAACATTTATCAGATATTGCTGGTCCTAATACTTGCTTGTTAAGCCCTAGAGGCAGTGCTAAATCAACAGTTATAGGTTTGCTTGTCGCATGGCTAATTGGCAGGCATGCGGAGCAAAAGAAGCTACTAAGGACTCTTTATGTTTCTTATAACGTTGATGTTTCAAGGAACAAGAGTGCTGCGATAAAAAACCTGATAATGAACAAGGAATATCAGGAAATTTTTCCGACAGTTCGTTTGTCGAAGGCTCGCACGAGCGATGAGTTATGGTCTATCGATTTCGATTTTGCTGAGATCGATGTCAGAGGAGAAGATGCTTTTACGGTCGCCTGCGCTGGATTAAAAGGAACGATTACATCAAAACGTAGTTCGCTGATCATCGTTGATGACGCAATCAAAAGTGCAGCAGCAATCGCCAACCCAGACATCAGGCGAGAGATGGAGGCAAACTGGAATAACGTAATTGTTCCAACTATGTTCCAAGGGGCTCGTGCAATTGCTCTTGGTACGAGGTTCCATTTTGATGATTTATTTACAACTACCTTCTGTGAAAAGCGTGGTTGGAAGGTGATTACGCAAGGAGCTTTAAGTTATACAGATTCTGGGACACCAAAATCGTATTGGGATGAGATGTGGTCGGTTAAATATTTGTTGAAATTACAGGCAGAAGATCGAGTTGCTTTTTCTTATCAGTATTTAAATCAACCAGTCAAAACAACAGAACTAGGATTATCTCCAGAATTGTTTGTCAGAGGTGAAGTTCCAGATGATTACGACGTAATGGGTGTTGGAATTGACCTTTCAGCAGGAATGAGCGAGAGGAATGATTGGACTGTCTTCACACTTGCAGGACGTGTTGACGATAAGGTTTACATCATTGACTACAAGAGAATGCGGTCGATGGGAAATATTGAAAAGATAGAAGCGTTATGTGAGCTATTGATGGAGTGGAATTTATTAACTATGAATGATGATGGTCAATATTTTCAAACAGATTCTCCTGTTGTGATATGGCCTGAAGTCGTTGCCTATCAGAAGAGTTTTGAAGGAGATATGAAGAGGATTCTTTTTAATGAGTGGCAGCTCTATAATTTAAGTGTCAGTCCTGTAAAAGGTTTTAGGGGAGACAAGCTTGCTCGCCTTAGAGGGATTATTGGTCTCTTTCAGGGTAAGAAGATTATTTTCAATAAATATCGTGATTTCAGTTACATGGTTGATGAAGTCGTCAACTTTGGTCATTCCCCTCATGATGACTGTGCTGATTCACTTAACATAGTTGTACAGGGTCTAATGAAACGAGGGGGAGCACAAATTGAATGGAGATAAAATAGACGTATGAGCGTTCCAGCAACCGAAAGATTTCGTCAAATCTTAGAGGCCGCACGAAAGCGTGACGGCATGAGTGGTACTGACACAATGCTTGTCAATAGCCATTTAGCTCAGATGAAGCTTTTCATGCTTCGTCAGGGGTTGGAATTTTTCCCAGCACAAGATACCTATGGTTTCAGGAAGATGTTCCTGACACAACTGGTAGAAGAAAATGAAATCGATACAAGGTTAGAGGGAATTATTGATGATTTCTTGATCGATGGAAAAGGATTATTTTATTTCAGACCTGTAGATGATACGTACAGGTTGATGTGGTTTAGTAAGGATAATTACAGGGCTTATTATGATTCGCAGTCACAACTAGAGGAGATTGAATTAATTTATTCATTCTCAGTCCGATCAGGACTTGGAGCATTGGCAACTCCTAATTCCAAAAACGGAAGTGAGCGATGGGTGAAATTACAAGTTAGACGTGATGCAATTAAAGAATCGATTACGACAGAAAGACCTTCATTCGAACAAGGTGTAGGAAATAATTTTAGTTGGGCTCCCAATCAGACAAGGACATTAACTAATAGTCTTGGGTTTATCCCAGCAGTCGAAGCGTTTAACAATATGAGATCCACTGGAATGGATTCCACTGGAGATTTTGATTGGTTAGCAGAGCAAATTGTCTTGCATGATGATTTGGTTAAGAACATTAGGACGAATATTCATTTCTTTGGTAATCCAACACTGGTCTCTAGTAGACCCAAGCATGACTTGGTTGAGTCAGGTAGCGATGATCAATTAAGGCCAACGATAAGCTCCCAAGCTGGTTTCTATTCAGCGAATAGACCATCAACGCGATTAAGCGAACCAGCAGGGTCTGGAACAGGTGGTATGAAAGTTCCAAGAGTGATAGCCAATGTCGAGCCAACTGATCGAGCTGTATACCTAACACCTGACGCTGTCTCTGGAGACCAGAATTTATATGCAAGGCAATATCGAGAAGAATTAAGAACTGCTTTAGGCGGTGTCGATGAACTGGGTATCAGTTCTGGTGCGACTGCATATGAAATTAAAAGTTTATACGGACGTGCAAGCACAAGTGCTAACCGTAGATGCAGAGGGTTGCTGACCTATGGACTATGCAAATTATTCTCTTTAATTATTTATCACGAAGAAAAAATCTTTAGAGATTCGTTCGCAGCAGCGACAGGGATGATTAAGCCAGCCGTGCCTATTGAAGAGGAAATCAACGATCCTCAACTCTATGAGCAGTACCTTCAAGAGTATCGGGAAGCTGAAAGAAAATATGAAATTGAATTAGATAATAGAATTAGAGAAGCTGTACAAAATACAGAGCTACCTCCAGGAGTCGTTGGTTTAATCCCCGACGGAAATAGAAAAGTAGAATGGAGGTGGACAGGTCCAGTCTTTGAAGATGGGACCGAAGATATACTGAATTCAAGTATTGTTGTTCGCAACCTACAAGAACTCGGTGTAAACAGTATCGAGGCGTTGCGATATCTCTTCCCCGACAAAACGGACGAAGAACGCAGTGCAATGTTGAGTGGCTATCCATTTAGGATGGCTCAGGCAACACAGCAAAGTATTGGTCAATTCCTGTCGCTGATAAACGACATGCGACAGACCCCACATCCGCAAGCTCCTGATTTACCACTGCTTGCTGATCCGAAGCTTGATTTAACGCCATATGTATATCGAGCACTTGAATTCCTTAAGCGAGAATTAACTTATGCAGGTTCCTATTCAGATGACACAGGCTCAGGAGAGCCAACAGAACTCGATTCCATCGAGCGAGCCCGTGCCGCAAGCGGTCTCCCAACAGACACAGGTCCAGAGCGCCCAACCTTCATACCAGATACCTTCGGCTCCACAGGTGGAGACACAGCCCCAGGTACCGCAGGTTCAGGATCAGAATCCTTGGCAGGAGGCGTTCAACAAACTCAGCGACAGTCTGAGCGCGAAGCAGAACTCCCAACCGCAGGCAGCTTACTCAACGCCGACCCCACAGGCACAGGAGTCAACCAGTTATCCCTCTCAGGCACCAACATACCAAGCGGCTCCATCAGCTTCGGGGATGCAGACTTATCTGCCCCAAGTAACAGAGGCGTACTCCCAGACACCACAGGTACAGGCGCAGCCCTCGATTCAGCAGCAGAACGCACAAGGGCAAGACGGGTATCTAGGAGCAGTAAGCGACGAAAGTCTTGAAGTAATACAGCACTTTGGTATAGAAGCACCAGCATTACTTAACCGTTATGCCTGCACAGTCGAAGATGCATTAATCAATCAAGCAAAGCAAACTGCTGATGGCTTACAGCAAGTTGAAAAGCTAACTCAGTCAATCGAAGGAGCTAAGAAGGTTGTTACAGCAGCAGCAGAAGATAACGCTGCATACCATGTGATGTTGACAAATCCCGATATGTTATCGGAATACGTCAACGAATTTTTCGGTCCTAATGGTCCTCACCCAGTTGAGTTACCACAGGATCGTCTAGCTGCTGAAGTCGCAGCGAATGAAGCACGTTCTCAACCTTTCGTTCCTCCTTCTGCACAGGTAGCTCCACAAGCAGCAACAAAAGCAGAACTGCAGACAGAAGCATCAAAGCAGCAGTCTTTCCAGCGTCCTCAAATGGATATGCCTGCACCAGGCGCACAAACTGCTAGGCAGGGAGACTTTTGGGCAGCATTTTCAAATCTAAGCGATAAAAACCCAGCGGCTGCATGGCAAGCTTTAAGTCAAGCAACACCTGATCAGCTTAGAAGTAAGGTGTTAGTTTCTGAGGAATAGATTCAGAAATAGAGTGAACCACTGCCATTAATTTGGTGGTGGTTTTTTCTTGTCTAAAATTAAAAGAAAAGACTACTAAAATACAGAGCTTTGGGAATTAACAGATCATGAGATTCGCTGGTGCAGACTTATCTAAATTATTTGGCAAATTGCGTCGGGCAGGGACATTAGAACCTGACCCGTCGGATGCAGGAAGTATTCCGTACGTGAGTCCTAGTCAATCTGAATTACCCTACATCAGCTCACTTACTGAAACAGGCCGTGGTGGAAGTAGATCATATGGCGATTACTTAGATACAAAGAGGAAGGAACTAGAGGGTTTTAAAGAACACTCAGATCCTTGGAGAAAGCCAGAGAAGAAGGAAGAAGAAGTAGTAGTTAAGCCAGTAGATCCAGCTCCGAAAGATCCAGTAGACGAAAAAACAGATGGACGGAAATTTATGGAGAAGTTATATCAAAGACAATTGGATGAAGGACTTAGCTTGGAAGATGCAATGAAATACAATCCAGCTACTACTGGAGAGGATTGGGCAAGAGCATTTGGTAAATGTAGGACCACGACAAGTAGCGATAAGCATGACAGCATTCCAAGCGATTGCTACTGGCCTGAAGAAGGTAGCTTAGAAGGGAGTGATTTTTATTCCGTAGGGAAAGGAGGCGGAACAGCTCACGCAAAAGCAGGACAAGCCAAAGCTCGTGCTAAAGCTGCAGCCGCAAGGAATATGTCGGCAAGAGAAGGAAAACGGACTGCGACAAGAAGCCAAAAGAAAAGTGGTAAATAAATTCGTTAGGACAGATGACATAATTGGCACAAAAGGAGGGTTAAAAAATTTATTACACTACATGTAGCTAGTAGACGTATTGGCATCCCCAAATTGAGACCAAGGGGGTAAGTCTCTCGTTATAAACGAACAATTTTATTTCGTATTTTCTCAATACAATGCTTAAACAAGCGACATTAGCCGCAGCTCTTGCGACTGCTGGCATGCCTGCTATGGCTGGGTTCTATGTAAATCCAGAGTTCAACAAAGGATACGTTGGTAATGACCCGATTGGATCTGTTCTAGATCTACACGTTGGTTACGAAGGACAAGCAAATGAAAAGCTTGGTTACTACGTACAAGGTGGTCCATCTATTCTTTACCCAACATCTGGCGAAGGTTCTACAGAAATTGGTGGAAAAGTTGGTGCTTCATATTCTTTAACTGAAAAGGTTTCAGCATATGGTGAGTTTTCTGGTGTTTCTTCAGAAGATACTGACAATGCATATGGTTTGAAGTTAGGCGGTAAGTTCACCTTCTAGTCATAGACACATAAGACCACTGCTCAAGTAGCGGTGGTTTTTTATTGTCTACAATTAAATTTGCTGTTAGACGTATCAGCATCCCCTAACCGAGACCACGGGGAAAAGTCTCTCATCATACAAGTTTCAACCGTACTTTTTTCTTAAGATGACTACATCAACCTCAATTAGAGGTGGTGGCTTATTAAAAGGATGGGACGAGTTTACTGATTGGGTTACCTCAAGCAGCAATCGCATTTATGTTGGCTGGTTCGGAGTCTTAATGATCCCTTGCTTGTTAACTGCTGCAACTTGTTTCATCATCGCTTTTATCGCTGCACCACCAGTCGATATTGACGGTATCCGCGAGCCAGTAGCTGGCTCATTCCTGTATGGCAACAACATTATTTCTGGTGCTGTTGTACCTAGTAGTAACGCAATTGGGTTACACTTCTATCCCATATGGGAAGCGGCGACGTTAGATGAATGGTTATATAACGGCGGTCCCTACCAACTCGTTATTTTCCATTTTTTAATCGGAATATCTGCATACATGGGAAGACAGTGGGAACTGTCGTACCGCTTAGGAATGCGTCCTTGGATCTGTGTTGCTTACTCCGCACCAGTCTCAGCCGCTTTTGCTGTATTCCTCGTCTATCCTTTCGGACAAGGATCATTCAGTGACGGTATGCCTCTCGGCATTTCAGGCACGTTCAACTTTATGTTTGTCTTCCAGGCGGAACATAATATCCTCATGCATCCATTCCACATGGCAGGCGTGGCGGGTATGTTTGGTGGTGCTCTGTTTAGTGCTATGCATGGCTCACTGGTTACATCTTCACTTATTCGTGAAACCACAGGTCTGACTTCTCAGAACTATGGATATAAATTCGGACAAGAAGAAGAGACCTATAACATCGTGGCTGCACATGGCTACTTCGGAAGATTAATCTTCCAGTATGCGTCGTTTAATAACTCAAGAAGTTTGCATTTTTTCCTTGCTAGCTGGCCTGTTATCTGTATTTGGCTTACAAGTATGGGGATTTGCACAATGGCTTTTAATCTAAATGGATTCAACTTTAATCAGTCTGTCGTAGACTATAAAGGTAAAGTCATTCCTACTTGGGGAGACGTTTTAAATCGCGCTAACCTCGGAATGGAAGTGATGCATGAGCGTAACGCTCATAACTTCCCTCTAGATCTTGCTTCTACAGCAACTAGTGAAGTAGCTCTACTTGCACCTTCAATTGGCTAACCGAGACAATATCGCCCCGTTTTTACGGGGCCACCATATATGAATCTTCCACCAAGAAATATTATTGCTAAGACGTTAAACGATCCCGCTGGGGCACCATCTACATACGTCAATAATCAGCGAGGTCATCAGGCTGTGTCTACAGCTCAAGTTTACGATCAGATTGCTAATACTCAAGATACTGCTCAGGCAATGGATATTGCTAAAACAGCAGCGCAGAGACTTGCACAGCAAGAGCATCAGGGAGCTACGATGGCTCACTATATGAATTCAGAGATGAGAAAAGCTGCTGGTGTTGGTCAAGATGCTCATAACGCAGTCGTTCAACATCTTCAGGATTACCCAAATAGCTTAGATTTTCTCTTCAGTTAATAACTCTAATCGTTAACATTAAAAAGTAGTCGTAAGTACCTAATGCGCTTCGCTAGCGGTGGGTCAGATTGGGAGAGCGATGAAATAAGTCCAAGGGAAGATGGTGAAAAATTTGCTAGTGAGGATTTGGATACATTTCTAGAAACTTACGAATTACTTAAATCAAAAGGATACAGTAGTAGTGCGGCTGGAGACGTAGCCGAAAGAATGACTTTGCATCAAGAACCGATGGCAAAGAAAACTATTCGTTTTGCAAGAATTTACGATGACACATCCGCTGACGATAACGAAGGCAGCAGCTCTAATTGAATTGTTTGAAGGTGTAGAAGTTGAAGCGTATTTAGATCCACTAGGTATTCCAACACTGTGTACTGGGATGACTCAGTATTCCAATGGAGAACGTGTCAGATTGGGAGACGTTTGTTATGAATCAATTTGTACTGAGTACACAAAAGAACAAATTGAAAGAGATATTTTACCTGAAGTATCTAAGATTCCAGGATGGGATAATTTAGGTTCAAGCAGGCAGTCAGCACTGATAAGTTTCGCCTGGAACATGGGCTTTAATTTCTTTGAGGTTGAAGGTTTTGAAGACCTACAAGAAGCATTAAAAGAAGGGGTAGAACATCCAGAAGCGTATGAAGATATTGGTTGTATTTTTGGTCTTTATTCGAAATCCTATGGAGAACAATTACCAGGATTAATGTATCGGCGGGAAGTTGAATCTAAGGAGTGGAATAAAGAAACAATTAGACCATTAAAGCTGACAGCATCGCAAGATACATTCCTGAAGAAAGCACCAATTGATGATCTCTTATTATCTGATTCAGGAAAGGAATATATAGAAGTTGAAGAAGAATTACTAGTCTCTCGCTTAGAAGAAATTCCAAGAGATTGTCATGCTTGGATCACAATCTATGGAAGTGGTAAGCGTTGGATTATTAATCAGACTCATTGGAGAGAGCAAGTAGCTAATAACTTCGTCACCAAGAAAGCAGAGAAGGTGGATTGGCATGCGATGGAGGATCGCGTTGGTAAATATCTAACTGTAGGAGAGGTATTAATGTATGACCCTCGTCGTGCTCCTGTAGAGGGTAGTACAGACGAAAAGAATCTAATGAAGCTTGCGGTAGAGTTTGACGGCATTAGAGAGGCTTGGGGAGCCCCTGTAGGGGTAGTAGGAGGATATAGACCCGAAGAGAAGATAAAAGATAACTATCACTCCAGAGGAATGGCTCTAGATATCTACCCAGTCCAAGATTGCCTGATTGAATTTTCTCGCTGGCTAGCGAAGAGATGGACAGGAGGATTCTTACCCAATAAGCAAAAAGGGTATGTACATATCGATACTCGAAAGAATGGTGCTTTTTCTAAAAGACCTCAACAATCCTTGAAGTCTTTTGCCATCTGAGATCCGATCTCGGCACCCTTATCCATTCCGAACATCGCAGCAGCTCCGGCAAGGAATGGACCTAGAATTGGCACTCCGCTGAGTGCAGGCGCAGCAGCCGTTCCAACTGAGGAACCGATGAGCCGACCCGTATTCTTTCCAGACCCTCCTGCCTCAATACAGGCAATTTGCTTTGCCGTGAGTTCGGAACTGCGAATTGATGATTGATTAAATTCATCTCCAACAGGCGATTGTTTGAGTATGTAGGTATCAGATTTTCCTTTTCCAAATAAGCCAAAAGGCTTCTTTATCGTTCTTACCTCCTCTACTATTTTAGGATCATGCATTCGATGCTTGATGTTATAAGACTGAGCTGAATCAGACTTAAAAACATCAATGCTGTAAGAAGAATATTGACTTACGGGTAAATTGAATTTCGGTAATCCACTTTGATTGCGCCCCAGCAGTGAGATTGCAAAAAGATTAGAAGCTCCAAAAGCTATACCAGCTCCAAGAAGGAGCCATCTCTGCTGGGTCATAATTTAAATCACTTTGATTGCCATCGCACCGCTATTGAACTGGACGGTGTCGCCTAGCTGAACGTCAACATTGGTTGTTAACGAACCTGATGCTAGGAAGTTTCCTGACGTAGCCGCGTCCCATAGTCCGAAATGCGTGACAGTTACACCACTAGAATTTTGAGCACTTGTAGTGATTTGGCATACACCAGAGTTGGTGACTTGGAATCCACCTCCTCCAGCAGCACCGACTGAGCTGAAACCACTAGCAGCTATACCAACACGAGTTGCGTTACCAATAATTGATGCTGTTGAATCATTATTAGTTCCAGCAGTTCCTGGATCCGCTGTATGAAGCGAAACATAAACATTCGTTAGAGCTGTAGGAAAAGCTGAGTTCTTGTACCAGCTCAGAACCTTAGTTGCTAGATATTGAGAAAATGCCATTAAATCGTCAGTTCATCATCTACATTCTGGCAAGATTGGTAGACGTATTGTTAATAACCACCGCCAGGGGATGTAACTGTTAGTGTAGCCGTATTTGAACTTGAACCGCTGGCTGTTCCATTAATTCGCCATGTCATTCTGAGTCTTCCGTAAGTCTGATCAGACATCGTTACAGTACCCTTCATTATGGTTATAGCTCCTGTTGTTTGATCAGTGCCGAGGGATACTCCACTCATTACCTTCAATTGACTGGTTGGAAGGAATGTAAGAGTGCCTTCTGAGGTTCCAGAGGTCACACCATAAAGCTTGACCAGAGCGATACGACCGCTTAACTCATGTTGATCCTCTGTCGATCCATCAAGTAGGACATATCTAATAACTTGAACATTGATACTGAAAGGTATGGATTGCCATTGAGAATTTGTAACCGTGAAGTAATACGACCCTTTAGGTTGCTGAAGGATCGCTTCTAAAGGAACTGTATTTTCAATCTCATTGAAATGAGTGAAACCATATTCATTCAATTGCAGAGGGTTGTAATTACCATCAAGAACCCCCACTGCTAAATACTTATCCTCGTGTTTATTTAAAACATTCTTGGTGATCCTTAAATCTGACTTACCATTCGTTACTACTTTGAAGAAAAGAGTATTAGCACCATCTTGAGATCCTAAAGATCCAGTAATTGTTTGAGCAAGATTATCAACGGTACCAAGCTTTCTAGCTTTTGCAGGCGTGTTGTACTTAACGTTCTGCGGCCTTAAAAAAGAGGGCGACGTTTTTTCGCTCCCTCCATAAGATCCTCTTAGTTTGTCTAGCGAGTCAGTTACTGAAGTCATGAAAATTAGCACTCATATAACCGACATTCCTCATCTGACGGGTTCTCTTCGCAATACTCTAAGTACCGTCTACGTTGAGGGGAAATCGTTGGTGAGTCAAGGTCGTCTTGGTCAAGAGAGTCACTCATAGACATGAAATCCCTTGTATAGTCGTATTTTAGTGAATCTCACCTATCAGGAGCCCTGCACGTCAGCTAAACGCACAGGGATCAATTTAAAGCTCTAGGAAACTACAAAAACCAGAACTCCTGACTTCACTAAAACCCCTGTCGTAGTTCTTCTACGGGGCATGCTTAATCTACCTGAATTTTGAAAACTGTTGCTTCAATGTCTTCTTCATATTGATATGTACGAAAGGTTTGATTAATTCAAGCAATGCAATCAGAGAATCTTTCTTGAAACTTAGTTGAACAACACTCATATTGTTTCGATGGATTTTCGCAGGGATACTCAGATCGTTAAACCATGATTCCAGTTCTAAATAATCATTCTCGGAATATCGACCTCTAATAGACCCTTTCTTACCAGTAATCCTGCCTTGATCAATCCAAAGAGCAGTAGCTCCTTTTAATCCAGCAATATTGAGGACTTCTCTGTTGATTGAAAATAAATCTCTTGGATAAAGCAATTCATAAGCCCTCCAAAGCAGATCTCCTTGGAATCTGAAACGTTCTTTGTCGTAGAAGCCATCTGTTGCAATCCGATCCCAGAAATAATCGACTGGTCCGTCGTGAGAATATCTAAGAGTTCTTAGTTGGTGGTCTAAATAAGTACGATCAATTTCACTTCTGGAAATTTCAAGCCAAGGACGTTGCCTTTTCCCCTTGAGACTGATTTTCCCCTTTCCCAAACTGTAACTCAGTGCGTGAACTACGAATTGCGCTGACATTCCATTGCTCCTGTTTGAAAAGGTGTAAACGACTTTGGGGTGCGTAATTAGTAAGTGCTTCTTGTACTTTCTGGGTATTCTCTATATCAAATTGAATTCTTGGGCGAACGTAGTTTTCATCAATCATCCCCTCTGCCCCAACGAGCATCTGGAGCCAATTTTGAATCATTAGAGTTTCTTCGAATGTATTTCCAACTCTTGAGAGTAGAGAAGAGCCATCCTTTAAGACTTTCGCGCCTTCTGCCCATAACCATGCAGCAGCTTTAGCTCCTAATAAATCAAGAGTGGTTTGCGTAATCTGTCTTTCACCGATTGGATAAAGAAGGTTGTAGACAGGACGCAATTTATTGGTTGAAACCCTGAAACGAAGAATTGGGGTCGAATTACCACTTGATCTTGCTTTTGTTTTATAGGGAACAATTTTTGCCTTTGTGAAAATAAATTGATTAAATTCCTTAACTTTTTCCTCCAGAAAAGCAGACTCGGTCGCACCAGCTACAAGTGTGAGTTGTATGTAACCACCGCTAGGAGTGCGATATGCGACAAGACTTCCATCTGCTATCAATAATCCGAGGATTCCGCGAACGTCGGTAGCCTCCAATAGTTTTACCCTATGAGATGTATTTATGATATAGACAACACACATTAGGTGTGTCTTGTTCCTTATAAGTTTCGGAGTTATAAATCCCAATGTGGATTGATAATGATTTTCCAAAACTGTTAGGAGCCGAACTATATCGACCCCATCCTGGATATATCATCGAGATGGCAGTCGAACCAGTAGTGGTACACGATTTTTCCAAGCAACCTGGACAGACCGTGCAGCTCGACCGTTATAGGTTCTGGGGAAATCCTGGTAATAAGGATTCCAGAGAGCGTACAGCGGATCAAACACTCGGAACGGCATCTAGCAGAAATATTGTTAAAGACAAGGTTCTAGTGAACCTTAAGGAGTACACAGGTCCAGCAGATCCAACAGATGCAACTTCACCTTCAACCTTTAAGGTTGCTCGTGAAACATTGTTAACTGCACAACGCCTACTCCTAGATACTGGTAATCTCAACGTTTTTCACCAGTCAATTGGTAGTCTGACTCTCTTGGACGACTACAGACGTTGGAGAGATAGAGTATTCGCAGACGAGCTATTTAAAGCTGAAGCGAATGGTAATTCATCCGATGCACAGGGTGGATACTACTTCCCAGGTGGAAGTGCTAAAGCAGCAGGAAACCCAGTCTTCACCTACGGAGCTAACGTTTCAGCTAAGTTCGATGTCAAGACAGACCTTCTTCAGGTTGTCAAAGACATGCGTAAGAGAAATGTACCAACTTTCTCAGACGGCTACTACAGATGTATAGCGGATCCGACCGCCATGATGCATCTGAGGCAGAACGACGCGTTCAGAGAGATCGCACGATATGCAGGCAATGGGATGGTCAATCCTATGTCTCCAGAGCAGGCTCCTAACGCTAACTTCTTCCAGGGCATGGGCCCAGCCTACGGCCAAGCTGGTTTCGTAGCTGGACAACCTGTCATGCCGACAGGCTTCCTGTTCGAGGGAGTCAGATGGTTCGAGTCAACCAACTTACCTGAAAAGACTATCAATGCAAATATTGCAGTAGACGCAGCAAATGCTGGTGCTGCTAATTACAATATTGCTCCAATGTTATTCTTTGGACCACAGGCAGTTGGTGTCGGAATTGGTGGCAATAATGCCCAAATCTTATTAAATAATAATGATGATTTTTCACGCTTCATCATTATGATTTGGTCACTTTTTGCTGGTTTTGAAATCCTTAATAAGGACTTCATAACTGTTGCTTACTCATTCGTATATTGAGGAGGTAACTAACAATTATGGCTAAAAAGATTTATCCTGGTAACTGGGTCACAGCACTCAGTAGTTATCAAGGGCAGCCAGTGGTGGCATGTCCAGGTAGAGTGTACTACCACAAAGTTGGTTATGCATTAGTTGACGCTACAGGCGGAACTGAGTTTGCAATAACCATCCCTAGTCCAGATATGCGCGGAGACGATAAAGTCCGTGCGAATATCACTGGATTAACAATTCCAGCAGGAGCATCTGTATACCACGTAGGTATTCGTGTTCCTGACATGAGGAAGAATAAAGATGCTGGCACAGCAGCATCAGGTTTAGTCGGCACAAACACAGACACCATCGCAGTTAAAGATGCGGCTGGTTCTGCTGCTGGCAGTATTACAACCAGTGTGGTTTCTTCTCCAACTATTGCAGTTGCTAGTACAACTATTGCACCAGCATCTGCTAAGAAAGGACTCGTAACCGCAGCAGTGCTTGCAGGAGCAGAAACTCTTAAGGTTTATGTTCGTAATGCAGCAGGCAACGGTGCAGGAAGTGCTTTAACTTCTACGCAAACTGGTGGTACTCCAATCATTGTTGAAGTATCTTATTTCGTCGATGATGAAGTAGCTGATGTAGATAGTACTTTTATTCCTTACATCACAGAGACCTAAATCACTAGGTTTCTCACTACAATAAAGGCATCTCAAAAGGGATGCCTTTTTTAATTTATGGCGTTATATCAAAATCAAAAGAACGGTCAAGTCGTCGAGTTCATTGGACATCACGACAAAGACTGGGCAATGGTGAAGAATGCAACAGGTATTGTTCAGTATGTTGCTTTGAATGATTTAGTTTCATACGAAGCAGGGAAAGGACGTACAGGTCAAACCATTGAAACTCCTGATATCCTCAAAAAAGAGGATGAGGATAAGATCCCAGAAGCAGTCATACCTTTAGATACAAGATTGAATCTAAACGTGACCACCGCTGAAGCATTAGCTAAGCAAGTCAAAGGTATTGGTTATGCAACCGCAAAGAAAATTGTTGAATTACGACTCTCATTACCTGGAGAAAGATTTAAGAACTTAGAGCAACTAAGAAAAATCAGCAGGGTTGATTGGGATGAAGTATTTAAAGAAGATTTAATCTATATCTCATAGCTCCTAGAATAAAGCGAAAGTCATCTTTTCTGTCGATTGGAACTTAACGACTACGACAAAAGCCGTACGCGGTTCCATCTTGGTTATAACACTGGCGCGAATCTCCCAGCAGGTGATATCGCTCGTCTAGAAGAGGCGATGGCAAGAGTCCCTGACAGTTACTTCTTCGAGAGAATTGTCGAGCACTTAAATCGCTGTGATAAGGCATACAGGCTTTCTCAGGTATTTAAATCTGAGACATCGCCTCAACCTAATATGATCCAGCGTATAACAGGGGATACTGACAGGCAGATCATGCAGTCAGATCCTATTAAAGCTGACAAAACATATCGAGAAATTTATCTACGTGAAGTTGATCGCTTAGCTGAGACATTATATGTCGCTAACTATCGACGTGACGAGGTAAGAAGATACGCTTTTGATCGCTCAGGGTCTGAATACATCATGGCAATCAAAGGTCCAGCCGATACGGCAGTTGGGACAAGAGTTGCACAAGCCGTTGGATCACAAAACTGGAGGTAATTATGGCTACATTGAATTACGACGATTTTCCTAAAAGCGCTGCCGAGGAAAGGGATCTTAGAAGAAAATTGATTGACGGGAGCAAGATCAAGCAGGAAATCAATCAAATTAGTTATCCAGGTGGTGGCTGGGATAGCAATAACGGAGAAGGTAGTTCGGAGAGGAATAAAGCGGAAGCATTAAATGAAATGAAAGGCAACGCGGGTATTCCTGACAACGCTGGCTTTAAAGGATTATTAAATGACAAAGTTGGATTACCCATGGCTGCTGGTGCCTTAGCAACAGTATTTACTGGTGATAGCAATAAATCAAAGTTAACAAATGCTGTATTAGCCGCAGGGGGTGCGGCAATCTTGCAACAGATGTTAGGCAATAAGGGGCAAGGCCAAGAAACTCCCAGCGCCACACTAGAAGAACAAAATGCTGATCAATCAAGCCTAGGGGTTGGTCCAGGCTCGGATCAGGATATTAACAACAGTGATATTTATTATCAATTTCCACTAGGGGATAACATTACAAATCCAAAAGAAAATCAAGAAAGCAATATCTCTGGTGCTTTTAGCGAAGATGCAACCTTCTCTCAAGCATCTAATACAAGTCCAGGAGAAACAACTGAGCTGAATACATTCACTCCAAGTGATGAGCAAGGCGTGATGAACGCTCACATTATCAACCCAGGCACAAGTGATAGTGAAGCGAATACATTAAACGCTCAATCGAAGACGAAGAGTTTGTTAGATGATTTTAAAAATATACGTATTCCAAATGCATTAGCTAGTGGAGCAATCACAGTATGACTAGGAAACCCGACCACATGAAGTACAAGGAAGGAGCAAAGCGTTCCTTTAGACCTAACGAGTGGTACGTCAACAAGAAAGCGGAAGGTGAAGCCAACCGTTATTTCACAGGACAGAAAGGTGGAGTTCCAAATAACCCACAAAACTTTCAGTCCTTTATGCCTGTCGCTTCACCGACGAATCCTGCCATGTCGATGCAAGGTGATCAGGTTGTGAGAAAGAATCCATATGGTGATGGCGAGCAAGTTATCAATAACGAAGCACCAATATTTACAAGACCAAACCAGAGAGGTTCTTCTTTTGATCCTCCACCAGTTCCAGTCGAGAAACAAGGCAAAATTAAACGTGAGGACACAAAGGATAAAAGAAAAGGAATGAGTACCTCTGTTGGACTAATGAAAGCTGGTCCACTCAGGGACATCTCTCCTATGTAGTTGGCATTTTTGCTAATGCAATTTCATTAAACTTTAAATAGATAGGTAATTAAATGGCAACGAGTAGTTCAAATAAAATGCCCTTATTGGTCGACAGACCAATGCATTCGTTTGCGACTGTTGGTGGAACAGCAGCGTTAACAGCATCAACGAATTTAAATACACCAGCAACAGCAGGATGTGTATTGCTTGTGGATTGTTCGGCAAATGATGGAGCGGTTATTGACAGCCTGTCCATCGTTGCAATGGAGGCAAATACGACTGCTCGTAATGTTCTCGTTTTCCTCAGTACAGCAACAGTTGCTGCGTCCATAACAACAGCTAACTCGGCGTATGTAGCTGGTGCGACAATTGGATCATCATCAAAAGGACAAAGAACGAATATACCTTTACCACCATTAAGTGTTCCAGTCCCAAACTTAGCTAGTCCAGCAGCAACGGTCGCAGCGTATCCAACCGAAACTGACAAGAAGAACACAGGACTATATGTTCCATCTGGTGCATTGATTTACGTTGGTGTTGACCAAGCGATTGCTGCTCCAAGCGCGAACACAAGAGTTCATGTATTTGCACAAGGAGGTTTCTTCTAAGTCATGCCATCACTTGCTAATACAGGAGCTTATCTAGATCAGCTCTACCAGGAAAAATTCGGAAGAGCACCAGACGCAGCAGGTAAGGCTTATTGGCAAGCTGAGATTGATTCTGGTCGCATGGATGCTACCAGCGTTGCTAACGCATTCGATGCTTCAGATGAAGCAAAACAAATAAAAGAAGACAAAGAAGAAGAGACTAGGAAATTTATAGAAGATACCTATAAGGTTGAATTAGACAGAGAGCCTGACAAGGCGGGAGCAGCCTATTGGGCTAAGCAAATCAATAGCGGGAACCAAACGCAGGAACAAGTTAAACAAAATATTCAAGCAAGTAATGAATATAAAGAAATTAATGACGAAGGTGGTTCAGGTCAGAACAATGAGGAATGGCTAAAGGGTGTCTATCAAGACGTTTTAAAACGCGATATTGGCGATGAGGGTAAAGAGTATTGGATGGGAGACTTAGCTGGTGGGGCAACACGAGAAGAAGTAGAAGCAAACATTAAACGAAGTGATGAAAAATGGTTGGGTGATGTTTACGAGGAAGAGCTTGGTAGGGAATTAGGGGATGAAGGCAGGGAGTATTGGATGGAAGACATAAGAGGAAGAGGTCAAACACGAGACGACGTACTGGCAAACATTAAAAGAAGCGAGGAATATCAATGTGCTCAGTCGGGTGGAACTTGGGATGGAAGTAGTTGTACTCAAGCCCCAACCGAATGTCCAGAAGGTCAGTCAAGGAATTCCGATGGAACATGCCAACCTGATGTGACCATACCTGAATATCACACGTGCCCAGACGGGTCGATGGTTCTGAACCCTGCGGATTGTGAGACAGAGCTTCCTATCGTTTGCGGTGCAGGTAAGCAATTAAATAGTGCTGGTGATGGATGTATTGATATCCCTGACATTCCTGATGATGTGTGTCCGACGGGTACACAGAAAAACGCGGCAGGAAACTGTGAAGCTATTCCAGGTCCAACTCCTGATGATCCAGGAGATCCAGGAGAAGAAACTGCTGGAACATATATGGGGGATGATCCCAGTGAGGAGGTTGACGATTCAGGTACAAGAGTAGGAGATTGGGTTGGCGATGATCCGTCAATGGGTGATTTGTATGATCAGAAAAAGAAAGAATATGAAGACCTGTTCAATGGTGCTTCGTTAAAAGATGATGAATACCAAAGATTGAAATCTGATTACGACGATGCGAGGCGAGAGGCTGATTCATATATCAATGCACAGAGAGCAGATGAAACAGGGAAATTAAGAAGTGGCATAGCTGTTGGAGGTTTTCCTGGAAGGAGGAGAGGAGATTTAAAGTCAGGAGCTACAGCAACTTCAGATCGTTCAAGAAAGAGAAGTCAAATCACTGCGGGACCAAAAGTCAGAGATGATAGACCTTATGCAGCACGTGGAATGAGAGGCGGGTACTCCACTGGAAGTACGTTCTTCGATAAAGAAGGAAATTTCAGAGGATAAATAAAAATCAATGCCTAAAGGACTTGGCAATTTAGGTACAAAAAGTTTTGGATTGAAACCTATTACTCAGGGGATAGGTCTTGGTAAGGCAAAAGGTTTATACCCTAGTAAAGGAAAAGGATTAGGTGTTTACGGAACTGCTCAGTTCCCTACAATTCTTGAGTCGTATAATCGACAAAGTGATTACACAAGATGGCAGTTAGGACAGGCATATTATTTTGGTACAGGTAGAAGTTGGGATGATCTTTCGATCTACAGCAATAGTCGATTCACGACAGGAGCTGTTAGTGGTGTATCAAAAGATATTGTCACAATGTTCCCAAGTGAGACTAGCCCTGAGAGGACTTGGTATGTCGGGCAAAGAACGAGAGGAAGTATCATCCTGCCTAATGCCCTGACATCGGGACAGATATCAACCAATACGAGTGATCCTGATCCTGCAAATCATACGTTGACTTACAACGTGAGTGGAGTGTTGACTTCTGCTCAGGTTGGTATTTTCTCTATTTTTATAGGTGATCAATTTGAAGATACTGCGTCTGGGCCTAACTATCCAGATGATATTGTTTCTAAGCCAGAAGGCAGTGTTGCATTGACATTAATAGCAGCAAACACGGGCTCAATGACTTTGGTGTTTGATCTGTCCAAAGCTTATGGGCGAGTCAAAGTAAACAATACTATTTATTGGAAAAAACTTGATTATGAACCATCTTCTCCAAACATTTGGAAGACAGATGGGAGTAGACATCTTTGCTCTGCAACAAAAATGTTCTGCTGCTGTCCTGATCATCTAGGTGGTGCATTAGCAAACCTTGAGTTTCCGAAAGGGGAAGTCGATCAAGATATGTTCCCATTACCTAATGCCAGTAGAACTGTTCGAGCCGCATGGGAGAGACAGGGTGCTGGTTATTACAGGCAGTGGCGATCTCTTCAAAGTCGAATTGATGAACGTCGCGAATGCAAGCATATGCATGCGATGCGGTGGGAATGCGGTATTCCTTGGTATGAACCAAATGATTTTCCGACTCAATACTACGGCGATAATCCAAGCGGAATGATGACGGATTCAAGTATGGAACGACAGTTTAGCGATGAGGTTTATGACGAGTACAATGCAAGGCATCGAGTAAACTATGACAGATACGCTTTGGCTTTAGCAGAAGTTGTAGGTCTAGAACTTTTCCCAGGAACAGACGTAAGGAACAATATCAGATCAGATAATCGCCCTATGCTCTGGAACGATCATGAAGAACCAGAAGCCAGTTGGTGTCGACAAAATGATTGGTGGTGTAAAAGAGGTACTCAGGAAATAAAAATTTTTAATGCTACGACCCAAGAATTTGAAAGTACAGTCAATATTGGTGGAGTTAGCTACCCCATGATTGAGGTTGTAGATGGAGGATCAAGTACAGCTCCAATAATCATTCCGTAGAACTTAATAGAATAAAGAAATGGCGGCTTACCCTGAAAATACTGGTGGAATCATCTCCGCTATCCAAGCTTGCATTGTTGCAGCAGGAGGTACATTGACAACGGCATACAACAATAACACAGGTGGAATTATTCAAGCCTTAATTGCATTACAAGCTGCAATTGCTGGCATGGATGAGTCCTCTCTGACAATGGAACTAACAGCAGCTACTAATCTTGCTATTGGTGATGCTGTCTATATCGATGCCAACGGAAAGCTTGCAAAAGCAGCACATAACTCAACAAGAGATATAGCAACAGTAGCTGGTTTAATTCTTGAAGCGGCAACGGCAAACACCACTGCAAAATTAATATTTTCAGGAAAGATTAATGTCGCTGGTTGGGCTCAAGGAAACTTAACTCCGGGTGCAAGATATTTCTTAAATGGAACAGGAACAATATCAGCAACTCCCCCATCGAGCGCCAATCAATACGTGGTACTCGTTGGAGAAGCATTAGATGCAAACATAATTGCATTAAACATTGATGTCCCAGTACTACTGAAATAAATGGCAACACGTAAACCGATAATCTATATCAACGGCTATCCAAGTGAGTTGGATATAGCTAATGATCGTTTAAATACACCTTGGATCTATAGATCTGGATCAGCACCGACTGCCCAGACAGCAGACATGTGGTACGACACTACCAACAGCCTGCTCAAGATGTGGAATGGCAGTGCCTGGGAATCAGTTGGTGGTAGTAAGGTTTATATTCAAACATCAGCTCCTTCTTCTGGGATGAATGAGGGTGATTGGTGGCATAACACAACTGACTCAAGCACTAAAATATATCTAGCTGGGTCAATCAACGCTTGGACTGCCGTAGGTGGTGGTGGCGGTGCTGCATCCGGTGGTGGAACTGATGAATCGTTCCTTGAGAACCAATATACAATCACAACTTCGTACACGATTGGTGATGGGGATACTGATAAGAACGCTGTGTCAGTCGGTCCAATGACAATTCAAAATGGAGCGACTGTCACGGTTCCTGTTAACAGAGTTTGGGTGATTCTCTAAATGCCACAGTACGGAAAATTAAAAATTGATCAGTTTCTGTATAACGATTCAGGTACGGATGTCACTCTGAATTTAGTTGATCTTGTTACGACGGGAGCTAATACGTTTACAGGAAATCAGAGTCTTGGAGATAACAATCAGATTCGACTAGGTTCTAGTGATGATCTAAAGATATATCACGATGGAAGCAACAGCTACCTATGGGATACAGGAACAGGTGATCTTCATATTTTAGCTTCTGACGATTTAAAACTAAGGAGTGATGATATTCATTTAATGAGTTATTCAGGAGATGAAACGTTTGCAAGATTCATAGATGACGGAGCCGTAGAACTCTATTACGACAACAGTAAGAAGTTTGAGACTACCTCAACGGGTGTAACTATAAATGGTGCCGCTCTTGTTGGTGGAAATTTAGAACTAAATTCAGATGCTTACTTAAAAATTGGTGCATCGAATGATCTCCAGCTCTACCATGCTGGAGGCAACTCTAGTATTTTAAATAGTACTGGTGTGCTGACTCTGAAAAATACAGGGTCTGGAAAACTCCAGTTAATGACACAAGATGCTCAAGATGTAGAAATAAAAACTAATAATGAGCTTTCAATTAAAAGTGTAGCTAACGGAGCCGTAGAACTCTATTACGACAACAGTAAGAAGTTTGAGACGACTAGTTTTGGAGCACAGTTTAGAGGTACTACTAATCATTTAAATTGGATACAAAATACAAATGACGACAAGCTAAGATTTAATGACGGTGTTAAGGCTGTTTATGGAAATAGCGATGATCTACAAATCTACCATGATGCAACGAACAGTTGGCTAAAAAGTAATACAGGTGTTTTGTTTATAAATACCGATTCGTTTAGGATTAATAATCAGGCTAATGATGAAAGTCTAATAAGAGGATTTGCAAACGGAGCCGTAGAACTCTATTACGACGGCAGTAAGAAGCTTGAGACGACAAGTACTGGAGGTCTGCTTCAATATCAATGGAAGTTCAATGATGGAAGCGGTGCTGGTGGTTCTAATAAATTAACTTTTGGAACTCATGATGATCTTAGTATTTATCATGATGGTTCTAATTCGTATATAAAACAATATGGAACTGGCTCTTTAATAATACATGCCGCAGATTCAGGAGAAGATATCTATATTCGAGCGGCTGATGATGTTTTTATTCAAACTCAAACAAGTGATTATAGTATAAAAGCATGGGGTGACGGAGCCGTAGAACTCTATCACGACAACAATAAGAAGCTTGAGACGACGAGTACAGGAGTCAACATAACTGGAGCTATCACAGTGAATGGTTCAGCTCTTTCTGGAGGATCGAGCTACGCAGGCTTGCTTAAGTATTTCTGAATAACGGCTGCGCTAATATTGAATAAGAACGACTAAAACAAAGAGCTAATAAAATATGGCTGATACGATCACAGAATTTAGTAGTCACGCAGGTAAAACCTATACTGAATTAAAAGCGGGTATTTCATTAGCGGCTACTACAGGGAGTCAGCAAGCAGTCGTAAGGGATATTGCGATTAAAAATACAAAAGGAAGAGCAATGAAATTTAAAATAGGTAGCACTACAGGGATGGAAGTTGCAAGTACAAGTGCAACAAAAGATGTTTTGTCAGGAACAGAATTACTTAAAGCCAGTAGTTCGTTAGTTTTACATACTGAAGTCAAACCATTATTTACTCACTTTGAAATGATTGGATGGGGGGTTGGATATTCAGGTAACACAATTCAAAGAGATACGACAATTCGATACAAAATAGGAACAACCCCTTTTGAGTCATACGGCGATGGAGCAAATGATGGAGCTTGGGAAAGTGGTGCTTCTACAACTCAAAGTGTAAGAAATGGAACTTGGATGTACAACGTAAGCCATTATCGGTATTTTGAAGTTGGCGGAGCGAAACAAGAATGGTGGAGAAGAGGAGGAGATAACGGATATGGTTCTAGAAATCGTCTATACAGAACTAATGCCAACGGTGACGCAACATCTATGCTGAATCCTTGTTATTTAATGTTTTACGACGGAAGTCAATATATCTATGCGTTTGAAAGTAGTAGCAATATCAAAAGATTCGACGCAACAAACGATATAAGTAATACCAATTCAACAAACATAACTCTTAGGCCTGATGGTCAAACAACTGGCTCACAAAGTTTAAACTTTTCTACTTACGCTGGTTCTGGTTATTTTTACAAAGATCCTAGTACTGGAGTTCCTTATGCTTTAATTTATTGTCAAGGTGGAAGCGGTAACAACATAAGAGCAAGAATAGTTGAATTGACAACTGGTAAATCAAGAAAAATATATGATGCTAGTCACAGTGATTTAGCTGGTTCGTATAGTGCAAGTGTTGTCAGGAGAACATGTGGAATAGTTAGAGATTCCAATGGTGATCATTGGGCATATATTGGAGCTTTGAAGTCTAGTTCTTACAGCAATAATGGCAATACAATGTCTATTTGTAAAATAGGCCAGAATATAACAACTAATTTCTTAGATGCAGGACAGAACTACACACAAACTTATGTCTACAGAGCAGATGATGCTGCGATAGTCGACAAAGGGGCTGATGCTCAAAGAACTTGGTCATATAACTTAGGTGGTGACGGAGAAAGAATTCATGGTCAAGCAGGGTTTGCTTTAAATAGTCCAGAATGTCCGAGATACGCTTTTCTCATGGGAGACAAGTATGGTGCTACGGCTGACAGACCTTCCGGTACCTATGGAGCTAGGTATGATTTTGATAATGTTGATAATTTATCGTTGTTTTTTACTCCATTAGCTGGTGACTGGTCAGAAGGCAATGGACAGTCAGGTATATATCGAGCAGTTACAGTAGATGCAGATGCAAATTCTGCATTTGGAACTGTAGACGTTCGTACTACAGGTATTTTGACAACCTAAACTATGGCATTACAAAGTACATCAGGTGCATCTAGCAGCAGTAGTAGCGGTAGTAGTAGTGGCAGCTCTGCGGCAGCTACTCCTAATTACGAAAAGCCGACTGGCTCATTTCAATACAAAGCAGGGAGTAGTGGAACTCTTTATACAGTGCCTGCTAATAAATATGCAAAAGGCATGATTATGCATACCAGCGAGAACTATCCATTTAAGATAAATGATGTGCTTATGACCAGATTTCAAAACATCGATTCATCAAGCCAAAGTTATCGAGGTGACATGAAACAAGAATGGGTTTTAAATGAAGGAGATGTTATTAAGGGTGTCCAATCTGGAGATACTATTATTCATTTAGTGGAGTATGACAAATGATTGATAAAACTGAACTAGAAAACGCTACATTAACTGCCACAGTTGCAGATGATTTTACGTCTACATGGACAGTTACCGATTCTGCTAGTAAAAAATGGGAATGTGAATTATTAAATTACAATCCTGAAACTCGTATTGAATTTACTTCTAAAGAAGACGTAGAAACTACGATGACTGAGCTTTTAAAAAAGAATCCTAATTATTGGAGTCCATTTTTAACTGCTGACGAAAAGAAAGCAGAATTGACTCCATTTGAAAGTGCAGAAGTAAGAGGTAAAAGAGATGCTTTGTTGAGTAAATACGAATGGACAGTCAATTCTTCAGACTTAGATGATGCTAAAAAAGCTGAATGGAAAACGTACAGACAAGCTCTAAGAGACTTGCCTACTCAAAGTGGATTTCCTTGGGAGGCTGACGGAATGACCTGGCCTGTAAAGCCTTTATAATAAAATAAAAGATTAGAGATTAATGGCGACTAAAACTTGGCAAGTCAACACTTTAGAAAGAGAACTTGCTGATAACTATGTTTATAAAGTTATCTACAGAGTAAATGGTGTTGATGGCGATATTACATTTAGGGCCACGGGAGAGGTAGAACTTCCTAAACCTGACACACTGGTCCCTTATGCAGACCTAACAGAATCACAGGTATTAACTTGGACGAAGGATAAGCTTAATGCCGATAACGCAGGTGCTGTAGCAGCTATAGAGCAAGAAGTAGAAAATGGTGTTAATGTACAAAAAACACCAACGACAGGTACTGGAAAACCTTGGAGTTAAAACCCCTGGTACAACGATAAAATACCTATAATTTAAATACAATACAAACACAACATGGCAGATCAGGAACTTGTTCGCAAACTTATAGAAGCAGTAAAAAATCAGAACGACGCAGGTGTTAAATTCCAAGCAGCTAACAAAGCAGTTGACGATTTAAAAACAGCTATTGCTCAAGAGGAAATCAACGCATTGAACGATGCAACAACTCCTGAAGTAGTTGAGTAGTAGACATAACGTTTTCCAGTTCAATTAAACTACTGATAGGGCAATAGAAGAAACCTATCCATGGCATACGGTGATTTAAAGGTAAGAAATTTAATATGGAATACAGGCTCTGGGGATAATACAGTAGTCCTGAGTACATTATTAACAGGTAGCAGTCCTAACTGGACAGGAACTGCCACTGGAGTAAATCTCACTCTTAGTGGGGATCTCCAAGTAAACGGTACGACAACTACGATCAATACGCAGACGCTTGATGTCGAGGATCATAATATAACTCTGGGTAAGGTGACAACGCCTAGTGACACGACAGCAAATAATGGGGGTATAACTTTAAAAGGCGCAAGCGACAAGACATTTAACTGGGTAAACGCAACTGATGCTTGGACTTCTAGCGAGCATATTCATTTAGGAGATAATAAAAAGTTCTTGGTTGGAACTGGATCAGATCTCCAGATCTACCATAATGGAACGGATTCAAATATTCTTAATAGTCAAGGTGATTTCTACATTCAGAATACTGGATCAAATGCAGATGATATAAATATCAGAGCACAAGATGATATTAATATTCAAGTTCAGAACGGAGAAGCAGCAATTAATTGTATTGGAAACGGAGCCGTAGAACTCTATTACGACAATAGTAAGAAGTTTGAGACAATCTCAAGTGGAATAAAAACAATAGGATCAGGAAACGTACAACTACGAATTGGTTCCACTGATGCTAGTGGTGCAGCTATCTATTTAGATGGTGACTCTAATGGTGATGTGAGTGGTAATGATTACGCATATATTCGACATGACACAAGTGGACGTTTACGTTTTCACTGTGATAATCCTGCTGACGTAGGCGTTCATTATTTCTCAGTAGCAAATAGTGGAACAACTAACACTACTGCATTAATGACAGGTGGAGGTTCAGTAGATCTCTATTACGACGGCGTCAAAACTTTTGAGACAACAGGTAATGGAGTATCAGTCATAGGACCAGAAGGTGGAAATGCAGAACTACAACTTTTTTCAGACGAAGGTGATGATAATGCTGACAAATATAAACTGGTTGTGGATGGAAGTGTTTTCTATATTCAAAATTATGCTTCTGGTGCGTGGGAAAGTAATCTAAAAGCTACTGGAAACGGAGCCGTAGAACTCTATTACGACAATAGTAAGAAGTTTGAGACAGGTGCTGCTGGTGTAACAGTAACTGGAAATATCTATACAGATGGTAATGTTAATTTAACTGCTGATAATAAAAAAATAAGGATTGGTGCTGGTGAAGATCTCCAGCTCTACCATGATGGCAGTAATTCGTATGTTCGTGATGTAGGTACTGGAACATTATGGCTCGATACAAATGGACCTTCTATTTCATTAATATCTGATGGCTCAGTTTCTAATGGCAAAATGGGTCGGTTTTATAAAGACGGAGCCGTAGAACTTTATTACGACAACAGTAAGAAGTTAGAAACTACCTCTGGTGGTGTCAACGTTACTGGTGCTTTAACTGTTAACGGCTCTGCTATTGGTGGTGGTACTTGGGAAATCTTAGGTACTACTGATTTCGCATCAAATAACGGAAACAATTCAATAAACACAGGATGGCCAAGTACATATACACAAGTGAAATGTGTCCTTAATGGTGTAGGTAATGCTAGTAATTCAGATTTGTCTATGCAATGGTATTTCAATTCCTCATATGGAAGCAATGGAACGCTGAATACTCAGAGTGAATACAAATATGCAGCTAGATGGAGGCAATTCGATTCAGCCAATGAAAGCAGTGGAAATAATGATTCTAATGCTTGGCGTTTTCGTAATGGAGGTGGTAGTGTTTACTGGAATGGGGAAATAACATTTGATATTGCAGCAATGGCTAAAGATCTGAAAAAAGGGGCTACTGCTGTATTAAGAACTGGTACACTTTCGGTTCATGATAGCTGTCTGCATGATCAAAGTGCAACAGAAGATGAATATATAGTAGGCGCAAAGATTTTTGAACACGCAGGTAATAACTTTACAGAAGGTAGAGTTACTTGGTACGGGCTGAAATACGCTTAAGGTTCAAAGAGTACTGAGATTATTGGGTTTTCACTTCTATTAAAATACATGTATTGGGAAAAGAAGAGATCTCTTCATGGCATTTGGTGATTTAAAAGTACAAGACCTTATATATGAGGATAACTCGAATAATGAGATAACAGTTGTTCTCAGTGATTTAGTAAGTAAAGCTAGTCCAGCTTTTACAGGAACAGTAACAGGAGTCAATCTCACGCTAAGTGGGGATCTCCAAGTTAATGGGACGACAACTACGATTAATACGACAATACTTCAGGTAGAAGACAAAAATATAGAGATAGGAAAAGTAGCAAGTCCCTCAGACACTACTGCCGACGGTGGAGGCTGGAGCTTGCTCGGCTCTACTACAAAAACGTTTAATTGGGTAAACAGTACTGATGCGTGGACATCTAGTGAGCATGTTCATTTAGGAGATGATAAGAGGTTATTTCTAGGAACTGGATTAGACCTTCAGATCTACCATGATGGCTCTCATTCATACTTAACGAATAGCACTGGAAATACCTATCTCAGAGGAGATGGTAGTAGTTGGATGTATATCCAAGCTAAGTCAGGTGAACACAGTATTATTGCTAAACCTAATGGATCAGTAGATCTCTATTACGACGACAGTAAGAAGTTTGAGACATCAAGCCTTGGAGTTCATGTAACAGGAAATGCTACATTTAGCGGTGCGCCTTATCCAATAAGTGACGATGCTATTCAACTAGGTTTAAGTAATAGACGTTGGCAAAAAATATGGGCTTCTGATGAAATAAACGTAAAGGATAACGGTAAAATCCAAGCAGGTGATAGTAATGATCTCCAGATCTACCATGATGGGAACGATTCGTATATTTTAGAAAATACAGGAAACCTTCACATAAGAGGTTCAAGTAACGGACAAAAATGGGTTTGTATATCGGCACTACCAAGTGAATATAATTTTGTAGCTAAACCTAATGGAGCCACAGAACTCTATTATGACGGCAACAGAAGAGCATACACATCTTCTGATGGATTAAGGTTAGATGACAATTTACGATTAGAGGATAGTAAGCAGATACGACTAGGAACTGGAGAAGATTTTAAGCTTTATCACAACGGAACCAACAATATCTTAATGCCTGTAAATGGCGATATTATTTTTGACAATGGTTCAAATGAATTAGCACGAATTACACAAAGTGGAACGGTATCAGACAGCAAAGGCGATGTAAGAAAGATAATTCAAAATACACAAGGTTCTGCTTATACTCTTGTCGCTGCTGACGCTGGGAAACATATACTTGCTTCTGGAAATGTCACAGTGCAGAACAGTACTTTCGTTGCTGGTGAGGCCGTGACAATCGTGAACAATACAGGTGGAGATATATCAATTGTGAAAGCTATCAATGATATGTATTGGACACAGGATGGCACGGATGCGACAAGGATATTAGGCACAAGAGGAATGGCAACCATTCTTTTCACATCTAGTTCACAGTGTTATATCTCAGGTTCACCATTGAGTTAAAAATGTACCTACTAACTAGAACGCACGGAGGTTATTAATTATGTCACCCATTCAGCAATTATTTCTTGGGCAAGGTGCAGTTGCTACGAAGACCTACGTTGACGATGTTTTTTCGACATACCTATGGAAAGGTGATGGAAATTTAAAAACTATAAATAATAGTTTAAAGTTAGCTTCAGGACTAAATTTAGCTCTTGGAACGTATATTCAAGGTGGATATTTTCAAGGTACTTTTACAGATAATAGTGTTGAATATGCCTTGATAGTTGCACCTATTGGTGCAGGAAATAATAACGGAACAATGGTAAGTTATGGATCATCAAGTACATCAGCAGGAGCAACAAGTACAACAAATGGCCCTGCTAATACAGCAACATTAGCCGCTGCAAGTGGTAGTTGGCCTGCTGCTGATTGGGCTTATGCTTTGTCATTAAATGGATATAGCGATTGGTATTTACCTGCAAAAGATGAATTAACACTTTTACAGCAAAATCAAGGCACTTTACCTTCTGGACAAGCTTGGTTACAGAACTGGGATACGTGGTCAAGTACAGAGATTAATTCTACTTATGCTTGGATGATTCACATGAGTAATGGAGCTTGGTCAAATACTGATAATAAAACCAAAACAAGACACGTAAGGGCTATAAGAAGAGTAACTGTTGCAAGTTTAAGTAGTTATAGCGTAACTGGAGAAGGCGGTCTTGTTTGGATAAAGCAAAGAAATAGTAGTAATGAACATGTTTTATTTGACACAGCAAGAGGAGCAACAAAAGCTTTAGTTAGCAGTAGTAATGCCTCTGAAACAACAATTTCTGATGGGTTAACAAGTTTTTTACCTTATGGTTTTCAAATTGATGATAACGCTAGAACAGGAGCATCTACAGATACTTATTCCTCATGGACATTCCGCAAGGCACCTGGGTTCTTTGATGTTGTTACCTACGATGGTGACTCAGGAGCCCCTAACTGGGGAACTTCAGATATAGCACATAATCTTAAGTGTCTCCCCGGACTAATAATTCTCAAGAAAACTAATGGTACTGGTGGATGGTGGGTATATCATCGAGATTTACCAGCAACAACTAATGCAGCATGGTCTAAAGTTTTAAGGCTTGATAGTTCTGGTGCAGAACAAACTGCTTATAACTTAGGTACAGCTAGTTACCATACAGCTACTACGTTTAGAGTTGGTAATGACAACTCGTCAAATAACACAGGTGATAGTTATGTAGCCTACCTATTCGCAGGTGGAAAATCTGACGCGGCTACTGCAAGGTCTCTTACGTTTGATGGATCGTATGATAGTTTGCAACTTGCTTCTAGTAACGATTTTAATTTTGGTACAGGAGATTTTACGTTTGAAGGGTGGCTAAAACCAAACAACAACACTAATTATCAAGTCTTTTTAAATTGGGGTTCTGATAATCCTAATATTGGAATTAGTAATGATAGCAATAGCTATATTTACTATAATTCTACTGTAAATACTAAAATTGCTGGAATTGCAGCCGTAGGGCAATGGACACATTATGCAATTAGTAGAAGTTCAGGTACAACAAGACTCTTTCTTAATGGTGAATTGAAAAATAGTTTTAGTGATAGTCATAATTATGGCGCACAAGCTATGTCTATTGGAGCTTATATAAACGGTAATAATAGTTGGAATGGCTCAATATCCAATGTACGCATAGTAAAAGGAACAGCAGTTTATACCTCATCATTTAGACCACCAACTGAGCCATTAACAAACATAACGAATACAAAGCTTTTATGTTGCAATAACTCATCTACTACAGGTTCAACCGTAACCCCTGGAACGATTACAGCAGAAAACAACGTAACAGCAAGCACAGATAGTCCCTTCGATGACCCTGCTGGTTTTGCCTTTGGAGAGTTGGGATCAGAATCCGTAGTCAAGTGCGGTAGTTATGTTGGAACAGGTCAATCTACATCTGGTACAGGCACAGCAGGGCCGAATATTAATTTAGGTTGGGAGCCTCAGTGGATCTTGGTAAAATGTGCTACTGATGTTGAACATTGGGAACTATATGATTCTATGCGAGGGATAGTTACGGGAGGTAGTGAACCTTGTTTAGAACCAAACTTAAGTAATGCTGAAAGTCAAAATGATCGTTTTAGTTTGACGCCTACTGGATTTCAAATAGAAACTGGTAGTGGTTCAGTGAATGGAAATGGAAAAACTTACGTATATTTTGCGATAAGAAGACCAGATCCTCTAGTACAAAAGCCTCAATTGGCTACGGATGTATTCGCTATGGATAATGCTCTTGATGTTGCTGGCCTTCAATTTACAAGTAATTTCCCTGTTGATTTTGCTTTAGCTAGACGACCAGCAAGTGTTGAAGATTGGTTTGCAAGTGGAAGATTAATAGACAAAACTTATCTAAGACCAAGTAATACCAGTGCTTCTGCTGCAAGTAGTCTTTTTAATTACGATTCAAATGTAGGTTATGCTTCTACTGCTTGGGGTAGTGATTATCAATCATGGATGTGGAAAAGAAGCGCTGGCTTTGATTTGGTGACTTATGCAGGGGGGCAAAATATATATAATTCTAGTTTAGGTGCTTCAGATATAAGTCATAGCCTTGGAAAAGTTCCAGAAATGCTATGGGTCAAACGTAGAAATTCTAGTGAAAACTGGGTTGTTTATCATAAAGGTTTTAATGGTGGAACTAACCCAGAAAATTATCGTATGTTTTTAAATAGTACTGGGACGGCTACTACTTTCTTTGGATGGGCGCAAACAGCATTTACATCTACTCATTTTACGGTAGCTGATGGTGCTTGGGTTAATGGTTCAGGTAGTGATTATGTGGCTTTTCTCTTTGCAAGTACTGATGTCAGTAAGGTTGGTAGCTATACAGGAAATGGATCAACAGGACAGACTATCACGCTTGGATTCCAACCTAGATTTGTAATAATAAGAAAGTATAATGATGCTGCTCATTGGCTTGTATTGGATACAACAAGAGGATGGGGTTCTGGAGATGATAAATATTTATTGTTAAATAGTAGTGGTGCTCAAGGTGATTATGAAGTTGGTGCCCCAACATCTAATGGATTTACTTTAGTTGGCGATAATGATTACAACAACAGTTCTGGTGCTTATATTTATTATGCCCATGCTTAAGGACGAATAACTTGGAATGGGCTGAAATATGCATAATAAGCAGCTAGCACTATTTTAAAAATAGGACTAAGCTTGCATAACGTACGCTGTGTCAATCGTGCCATCCATCAAACAGAGAGAGCGAGTAAAGAAAGAGGTTAGGGAGCAACAGAACCGATGCGATTTTATGAATTTCTTATATGATCGCTCTGGTCGTCATGATTTACCCAAAGGAACTCATCCTCATGCAACCTTCACGGGACTTGCAGATGAGTTTGCATTAGAGCTGGGCAGAGATTTAGTAAAAGATTTCTCTAATAAATGGCATATTAAAAATGTAAGGGAAGGGTTAGAGGTCAGAGACAACAAGAATAAATTACTTCTGGAGCTGGAAAATGAAATTAAGAATTAGTCAACCAAATCAACAGCTCGAAGCCATAGTCGGTGTCAGGGATTTCCTTCTTCGTTTGACTAATACTAAGGAAACACCAAGGATTCCTAGAGAAGTCAGAAGAGAAGCAAGGGCAATTATGAGACATTACCCACCAGAGCACGAGTTAAGACCCCTATTAAATAAACTTTTCGAAAATAAATTCATCTAAAATAAAGAATGATCGGTATCTTCTTGTGTTTTGGACGTAAATAGATTTAGATATGCAGCCGCCGATCCTGTAGTACAAGATCTAGTAGGTCTTACTGCATTAGGAAATCTCTTTGCAGGTATCCAAGGTGGAGCTGATTTAGTTACTGGACCAGATAAATTTTATAACTCAGCAGAAATACCAGTAAACGTGGCTACTCAGGCATTGCCATTAGTTGGTGGTGCATTAGGAACAGGTGGAATCGTAGCTGCAGACCCCGTTCTCAGACAGAACGTAGATGAAAATCTTGGGAATTTAATTAGAGCAGTGATGGATAGAAGAAAGAGAGAAGAAGGCTCAACTGAAACAGTTAAAGATTTCTACAACAAAAGAAGAGAGGCATCTAATATCCCTACTGGAAGAAGAACAGTTCCTTTAGAGACAGCCGCGAAGCTTAGAAATAGTTATCGAATGGCAGCAGCAGCAGGATTATTGGGAACACTTGGCGGTTACTTAGGGGCAACAAAACTCAGAGAAGATAAACCTCGCCCAGTCGAAAGTGTTCTTAACGCACCTGAATCAGAGGATGCGCCAGAGGTAGCAAAAGCTAAAGAAATTTACGAAGGCATGGAAGAAGAAAGAGAGGAAAAAGAAGGAATGCCTCAATGGCAGAAACTTGCGCTGGCAGCAGCTCTCGGTGCTGGAGCGATGAAAATCTGATATGGCTACTGGACACCCTCGCGGAATTTTTAATCAAGACCCAGAATTTATTACATATGGGACGGGCACTAGGAAAGCTGCTGATGAGTTAGCAAAGTTCAGAGCATCTTTGAGGGCTAGTGGAGATATTGTTGGTGGTGAACCCAGACTGGTTTCTGATCAGACACCATCACAGTATTCTTGGAATCGATATGGAGAAGATACAATTTTTTCAACAGGCTTCAATCAGGTATTATTAGAAGAAGATTGGAACAATGCATATTTAGAAGGTAGGAAATTAGGGCTAAGTGATCGTGATGCAAAGATGGTTGCTCGGATGAGAATCGGACAAGATCCGACTCAGGCTGTTGAAGGAAGGCCAGGAGTAAGACAAGCTATAAATGATACCGAGATAACAGATTTAAGAAGAGCTTTAACAGCTCAAGCAGCGGCTACACTTGATCCATATATTGGCCCTGACTATAGAGAGCAAGGCAAATTTGGTATTCAAGGAGAAGTGCCAAGTGTTAAAAGAACTGTTCAACAAGTCGAAGCAATTCCTCCGAGATCTGCAATAGTTTTAAGAGATAAATTAGAAGCTAGACATATACCCAGAATGCCATCAGGTAGAAGAAGTGCTGGAAGATTTCCTATTGAATTATTGCTCGCAGCAATTGCATCTGGTGCTGGTGGAGTTGTAGCTGCTGATGCGATCAATCAACCCAACCAAGAATTAGTGGAGGTCATGTAAGTATCAATAAGCAATACAAGAAACTTATTAAATTAGCGGCTAAAGCTCAGGAATGTACATCAAGAGAAAAGGCTCAGAAGTTAATTAAAAAATCAAACAAAGCACTTAGAAAATTAAACAAACAAGGAGGTGATTTAAATGTATGAATTCCCAGATCCAGGTATTGTCCAGCTCGCTATTTTCTTTCCATTCATCCCTTTGGTATGCGTGGCGATAGTGACATACATCCTTGGCTATGACGTTCGTGATGATGACAATGATGACGATGATGATGATAAAGGGATGTTGCAGCTTGCGTGGGGTCGAGCATAATAAAAGCTCTTCGGGCACGAACCCGACCTTCGACCATTCCCCTTTTGCTCATTCCCCTCATGTATCGCAGACCAGTTATACCAACAGCTTTGCCAGAAGTTGCATGTGCTCATAACCCGAAGGTCGCAAGTTCAAATCTTGCCCCCGCCATTTTTTCTAAAGCCCAGGTAGCCACTGGGCTTTTTTAGTGCTATAAAGGGATCTCAGGGATAAAAGAGGTCGTTTATGTTGGTAGATTTTGATCGATTTTGTCCGATTTTGGACGGATTTCCATTCCCCTTTTTAACCTTTTTTGGGGGAATATTCCCCTTTTCATTCCCCTTTCATTCCCCGTGCGGGGTTACGAATTGGGAGGGGGAATGAAATGTTAAGAAAAAATTATTTAAAGGAATACATCGAAAGGCAAAGAAATTTCCCTCATCTGAGATGGAGGTTGGTTCATCGGTCAGATAAAAACGCTATTTATATACTTGATAGTTTTTGCGTGACCGCTCAAAAAAGGATTTCACTGCATCCGTACCGTAAAGATGTAGCTACTCATTGTGAATTAGTCTGGGAGAAAATCAAAAAGACTGGTGATGATGAATGGGAGTTTGATATACAAGTAAAGCAGATAAAGAAGAATTCTTGGGACCAGCATTTTGATCAAATTATCGAATTTCTGAAAGCCAAAAATAAGGGTACAACTAATAAGAATCACTTCTCACAATTAAGGAGTTTGAGAAATAATAACGTTAAATTTAGGTGGGTTAATGTAAAAGAATGGCTATATGAAAAACAACCTGGAAATAAATCTTTTATCCATAGAATTGATAGTCTTAGGCAAATTCAACTTTATTTTCTTGAGCAGACAGGTGAATATCCAGCATGGCTGCCGCCTGTAGAAATTCAAAAACATAGGGCGCATCATAATTACATCGTTACAAGCAAAAAGAAAGGAGACCAGAGAACTGAAGGAGCAAAGATTAGAGCGATTGTAGAGATGACAGTCGCTGAAGAATATTTCCACGCAAATCAAGAAGAATATGGTTGGCAATGTTGGGCACTTGCAATGATCATGTGCTACGGATTAAGACCTCATGAGCTTTGGTTTGTTTGTAAAGATCGTAAGAATTGGCTTTATATCCCAGGTCGATTAACCAAATCCAAAGAAGATCATGTTGTGTGGCCTGTCTTTAAGCATTGGATTGAAGAATTTAATTTATTTAAAAACTTTGATAAGTATCAGTCATTTTTAAGGAAGTCAAAAAGGCCGCTCATTGTTGATCGTGAGAATAAATCCATCACAACTCAAGTTGAAGATCCACACTTATTGGATATGACCAGAAAATGGCAAACAGAAAACAACTCGGACCTGGGGAGATTTATTACTCAACATTCACTTGGCTGGTACAAGAAAGGCATCAGGAAAATGCCTGAATTACGTGGTTATATTCCAAGCAAAAGAGGAACGAAAACATCAATGCAACAAGCTGCTGTTCCATATGACCTACGCCATACATGGGCCGTCACGATGGCAACGCTGCCTAACTGTGATGTTTCAGTTGAAAAATGTGCAAAAGCAATGGGTCACGATGTGGTTACTCATACCAATATTTATCAAAGATGGATTGATCAGAGAAAATTAATGGATAACGAAATAGACAGTATTTATATTCCTGATTTAAAAGTTGCTTAATAGTGAGCCTCTGGATCGTCTTTACTAGGAATAGTCGAGTAAAAAAATTCTTGAACAGATGAATAAATTATTGGTTTTTTAATTTCATTTGGAAACTCCATCGCGAATTCTTGGTATTGAATGTCGTCAAGCATGTGGAGAGGGATTCCTGATTTAGAAAATTGAAAGTCTTTTTGATGATCAGGAAAGTAAGAACTGGTCATTATTTCTTGCCAGCCCTTCTTGCTAGGACTCTTGAACTTTCTTTAGCTGTTTTCTCGACTTCACTTAACTTCCAAACTTTGACTCTTGGTTTCAATGGATTCTTATAACGAAAATGAGTTCCTTCTCTCCATATAGGTTTCCATGCACTGTAAAAAGTATCCCTGGAAACACCAAGGTGTTCGATACATGTATTTGAACTAACCCAAGGTTCAGCCATCACCGATTAGATGCGTGAATGTAGTGTACGACATATCTGCCATTTGACAACAATTAGACTAGACAGAGCGTACAGAGTTCAATGACAGAAGTCGAAACAGAGCAGAAGCTTTCGGAAGAAGAAAAGAAGAAAGCGGAGGCTGCAAAAGCCAAGAAGAAGAAAAAACAAGAAGAAGAGGATGAGCCTCTATGGCATGATTTGCTTGCTGCTTCAATCAAGTGCTTAGTCCTTGGGTGGAGTATGACCATGTTGACATTATCCTACGTTCGTCTACCTGAGAAGTTGACGTTTGGACAGACAATTATCCCAATCCCAGAGCAAGGTAATATAGATCCAACTTTTCCGGCATCTTTGCTTGGCTCGATTTTAGCTGGATTTGGCATCCAAGCTGCTAACCAGAAGAAGAATAATGGCAGTAATGGCGGCGGTTTAACGGAAGAAAAGCTGATGAAAATACTTGCCATGCAAAACAGTAACGAGCAAGTGATTCGTGTGCAGACACCTATCCACATCGTTGGCGGAGAACTCGTAAAATCAGAGAAGCCTACTAAAGATAGTAATGTCTGATTCTGGATTAAATCTTGACGCTTCCCAAGAGGTCAAGATCACAGTGATGCAGTTAAAGATTGAGCGTCTAGAGGAGAAGCAAGCAGACCTTAGAGAACGCTTAAAAGTAGTAGAGAAATGGGTTATCGGAGCCGCAGCGGTCATCGCTAGTTTGACGACCTTAGTAGGATTCGCTACCAACATTAGTAAAGCATATCTTTAGGATTTCAAAATTCTCTACGATATATGTAAATCAACCAATTGAATGATGAAACGGCTCGCTGTTTTAATAGGATTATTGTCGATATCAGGACCAGTTAGTGCTGAGATTCATCATCGGATTCAATCGAGTATTCAATTGACTGTGGATGGAGCATCAACAGTTTCTAAACGGGTGCCGTCAACCATATCGGTAAGTGGAAGTAATATCGCAGTGGGTTCAGGGAATAATGATACCTTCTCAGGTCTAACGGCTGGCAGCGCAACTGCTTCACCGACAGGGGTTATGGGGAATTATGGAATACATACAGCGGGACAAAGTTTTAGTTTTACAAATTCTTTTTTACAGGGTGATCCTATAGCTACATTGAATAGTGGTAATACAGTGTCCACCACAACTGGACAGGTGCAATCCCTTCCTTCATACGGAGATACCACCGTATTTGCAGGCGGTATCAAGGGTACCTTGGCTGGAACATTAACTTCCGTCGGAGGTGGTACGACGACGATTACAGGTGGAGCGTCAGGTACTACTGCGATTGCACAGCACGTTCAGGAGTTATCAATACGCTAGGGTGAAGCGATTAATTGGTTTAATTTTTATCCTACTTAGCTGGGCAGATCCCAGTTATAGTGTGCCAGTTGTGCCCAACTATACGAGCGGAAAACTCGACTCGACTACAACTCAGCGTCAAGTGGTATCGGAAGTGATCGTGTCGGAAGATTATAATTCTGGATATGTTCACTCAGTCTCTGGGACAGGAATAAAGCCCAGTACAGGTCACATTAATCCTACGGGTTTAACTACAATTAATCATACGACGACTTCAGGTGGTACGTCCACATGGACAGGTTTAGATTTAAATACTTCACCAAATTGGTCATTAACACAACCAGGGGGAACATTCACTTATACAAGTTCATACCAAGGACCAGGTTTGCGGAATCGAACCACCATAACTCGCACATCCGAAATCGAAACAACGATTGTAAGTTCAAGTGTGTTCAGCCAGTAATAGCAGGGTTTCTCAGCTTATTTCTATTGCCATTAAATGTACGAGCAGATGTCGGTGGTGTATCGGCTACTTCTAATCCTGTCGCTAATAGTTCTGGGTCAGCGACTGTCAATGCATACCAGGTTTTGACTGGAAATTTTATCAACTCAACATTTGGTCAAAACGGTGTGGTCTGCCAAGCAGAGACAATGACATTGTCTCCGTATGTCGGACTAAGCCATAATATTAAACGACCGTTCGAAGGTTCGTACCAGGAAAATGTTTACGATATGAGGGATATTGATGGTGACGGTGCTCCTGATAATCCAGGGAGTGTATTGTTCCAGAAAGAAGTATTAACTCAGCAGAAAGACAATCACGGTCTAAATTATGGCCTAACGATTCAATGGTCTAAGCCCTTAGATTCAAAGTTACAAGGACTGTGCAAAGAAGCAGCCAGTACAGAGATTGCTCTTCGCAGAGCTGAGCTAAATTTAAAAGTACTGGACTACGAAATCTCAAGACTCAAGCACTGCGGAACTCTTAAGCAGAGTGGTATATCTCATTCTAAAGACTCCCAGTATTACCATGTGTGCTCTGATATTTCTGTTGCTAATTATCCTTCATCGGTTCCAGATCATTCCCATAAAATTAATATCAAAAAAGGAGAAGCCATAACAGGGCAAGAACAAATCCAATCAAGCAACACAAATAAAGAGATACAACTAGACGCATCTACTTCTTCAGAGCCCTCTGCTCTACTTGGCGTTCACGAACGGAGAGCACCTTGGTCTTCTTCCCTAGACGACTAAGTACTTTTTTAACTACTTTTTTCGTAAGGGGTTTGACAATTTTAAGCAGAGCATCCGATAGGGGCTTAATCAGAACAGAACTGGTTACTGCTGTAGCCGCTATAGCCGCTGTCGTTAAAGCAACGGGCGGTGGGGGTAAATATGTAAAAGCAACGTCCTGCGGCTTCTCTGCTGTCCAGTTTATTTTGCACTCACCCGATGCATCTCGGAAGTAGGATTCAACACGAGCCGTACCAAATTTCCCCTTACTTCCTATAGGGGGATCATCTGGTCTAGGACATGGATCAGGTGTTCTAGGTGAAGGTAATTGTGGTCCTAATGAAGTATCGACAGTACCATCCGTTACGTTGCTATTCGTTGATGTTTTGCTCTCAGTCTTTGGTTGGTCTAAAGGAGGTGGCAGCATCACATTCTTCGCTACAGGTGGAGTACTGTCGGGGCTGTAATCCATCGGAGTAAAGGAAGGTTGCTGACCTGGATCACAGAGCAATAAATTAGTATTCTCTGCATCGATAATCAGGTTGTCGTTATTAGCCGTCTCCCTGGCCTCTACGCAGCCTGGAACGTCCATAACAGGAAAACCTATCTGATTTGCGATTTGCTGTTGAGTGACGGGTGAGAGGGTTGGGAGGCTCTCTGGTATTGATATTGCCCAGTTCGGTATTTCAGGAACATCGATATTTCTTATCTTGATCTCTCGTATCTCTGACACGACTAAAGCTTAAGTGGAACTGCTCCTCCAGTGAATTCAGGTATCTCAGGAATTTGTGGCATTGACTTGCCGATTTGGCTTTCAATATTTGGTGTTAAATTTTTAATTAATGCCTTCTTAATTTTTTCTTGAGCAGCAGGTGTTCTGACGTATAAGTAAGCTCCTACAGTTCCAGCAATAATTGATATATTGATCGCAATGCTAGTGATAGCAATGATTTTTATGGCCTTCATAAGTTTATAGGGGATACTCTTAATTGTAGACATTTTCAAAATGGAATATTTTTAGTAGACGACCAATTCTGTTTAGTGTTGGAATACTTGAATATGGTTTTTGATACCAGAACACTGGGAAAACTACCGATTCGGTTTAGTTGAAATCTCAAAAGGCAATGCTTTGCGGAGATTCAGACAATCAATTAAAGACGAATGGGGTTGTTGTGCATACTGCGGCACTACACACAAAGAAGGCGTTAAGATTCACTTAACTATTGATCATGTAAAACCAAAAGCATTTGGGGGAGATAGCTTTCGTACGAACCTTGTACCAGCTTGTCACCCCTGTAATCAGGCGAAAGGATCGTCTCGTGATTGGTTGGCTTGGTATGAAGAACAATCGTTCTTTACGCCTGAGAGAGCCGCCAGAATAAAAACATGGATTACACCTGCAAATCAAGATCTATTTGATCTATGGTGTTTATCAGGAGCTAAAGCCAATGATTCCAGATCTAACTCAAGAACAGAAGTTCATGCTTCACAGGATTGCGATAGAGAGCAGGGACATGTCGAGGGATCAGCTTATCGAAGAATTGTTAGGGTGCTGGGAGGACAAGTTCAGGCAGAAGCAAATCTTTCTTGCATCTAGCAAAGCGGCTGGATTTGTCTTTAAATTCAACGAAGGTGGAGCTTTTATTCCCCATGAAGACGACTCAGATTCTTATGTCTTAGACGAAGAGGATGAGCAGATACAAGATATTTTCGAGGCGAACAGCTTCGAAGAGTTAGACATGGAGTCAATCGTCTTAGATAAAGAAGATTAGATCGAAGCATTTCAAATTTATATACACTAGATTACAAAGCGAACGACATAGTTTATGGAACTCTTTATCACTAGCGCTGCTTGTGTAGTGGTCGGACTTGCTACTGGGCAGTTTGTGTCTATCAGTTTTAAAAATAATAAGAGCGACCCAACTGAGATCAGGAGAAGGATTGAAGCTATTGAAACTGTAATACCCGACTTGATTCCGAGAGCGGAGGTACAAGATGCCATCAGTAAAGTGCCGCCTTTAGTAGCACAGATGGTTCAAAATGCTCCGTTACCTTCAGTGCAGATGCAGTCACCAATGATGGCTCCTCCAGAGGTGCCAGCGATGAATCCTGTGATCGGACAAATGAACATGGCTAACAATGCGAAAGCAAAAGAATTAGAGCAACGTATTAGTCAGTTAGGTCTTGAAGGAATAGAAACTTTATCGAAGCAAATGCCAAAGAGAAGCAGAAAACCTCGTCAATAAAAACTTGAAAAAAGAAGTTAGTTTAGAGGATCAAATAACAGAAGCTTATGTGAACTATCATTCACCTTGGGTAGAAGATTCCAAGAAAGAATATTGGTGGAATAAAATTAAAACTCTTAACAGGAAAAGAGCTTCAGAGTCCTAGTTCAGGCTTAACTTCTACGGCTTTATCTTCAATAAAACGATTAAATTTTATACGTCTAGTTTGCCAAGATTCCATGCGATCTTTTTGTCTTTCGATTTCTTTACAGTGATCACAGTGACATTCACAAGCAAGGTCTTGGTGCATCAATCTAAGCCCAAATCAATTGGATCAGCTTTTTTAATTTGGTCGTATAGATCTATGTTAAAAGTATTGGAAACTAGCCCATCATCTTTCGTAAATTGCTGACCGTCTGGTCCTGTAAAACGGTCATCGGTTCCCCAGTTATTTCTTTGGTATTCCATTAAGAAAATCAAGCAACAGCCAGCATGGGCTAAGTGAGATTTTCCAGTCTCAGGATCGAGGTCTTCGCCTTGCCACCAAGCAAAAATATGCCTACATAAAGCTGCAAAATATCTCCCCCATTCAGTACCTCGACACCAATTGTTTGCTGAATATTTCTCCGCACCTAGTGAAAGAACATCTGTAATCTCTGCAACAGCTTTCCAGGGCATAAGATCAAAGCGTGTTTTCACTATATTTTTTATGGTGATTTGCTCTAGGATAATAAGTAGATACAGATATAGCAAGCATATTGAACGACCAAGAGCACGACAAGAAAGCTAAGCTTCTTACTTGTGCTGTCATGGAGCGTCAATTGCTGGAGGGCTACGCATTCTGCGGGGCTTTACTTGAGGTTAAAGGACTGTCTATGGAAACAGTCATCTATATGTACACCTTGATCCATAACTTGCATTTTTATCTGATGATCAAGTACATCCCGAAAAAAGATTGGCCTAAGAAACTATTGCTTATTGATGTGAATCATGGGACTTACTAATAAGAAGAATGCTTTAGTTAAAAGGCATTTAGCACGAGCTAGAACGATCAACCATCACGCACAGAACTATGGAGGTAGTACTGGAGGAAGGAAGTCAATTGATAGAGGTAGTGGTCTAAGTGTTCTAAATAGAAGATCTGCTGAGCAAGCCGCTGACAACCAAGTATTTAAAGAGGACTTGGATCAATACGGTGCAAGGCGTGAAGCATGGGAAGCAAAGAAAGATATCTATCCTTCTTTAGGTACGTGAGGAACAGATTCACTTAATTTTTTATGCCATATCTCAACCTCTGATTGGCAGGTGGGACATGACAAAAAGGTTATAAAATCAAAGTCCCCATCTTCTAAATGCTCTGGCACGTTTGAATCGCTACCCCAGATCAGTTCGTCTTTACAGTGCCAACAATTCATAATGGAATTTTCGCCTCCACCATGCGAGTTGTTTTGGGCGTAACGGTTAATTTATTTCCTTTTTTCAAAGTGTTGTAATAGGTGATTTCTTCAGAAGTGAAATCGTTGACCATAAAACGACAACGCTTACCTTGGTTCCAATCCTCATCCTCGTCTTGCGGATCCCACCAAAGAATAAATTCAAAAGGAGATTCACTTAAAGCTTTATATCCAGGAAATGATTGATGAAGCTTATGAACTCTGGTTCCAAGTTCAACAATATTGTTATAGATGTCTTGAGTTAGAAGCGATCTAAGTTGCGGGTCAAAGGGTAAAGCATCTTGCCAGATAATCCACGAGTCGTATACAACAGACCTAATGGTTAGATACCTAGTCTTGTCTGGGGCTGTGAAATATTCCATATCAACTCCTATAGTCGTAGGGTTTTTTGTATAAAGCTTTGTAGGCTTCATCCCAATCGGATCGTCCGCTGTATTCGTCGAAGACAACACGTCCCATAGATCCAAAGACGTTGTGAAATCTTGAAAGCATTGACTGGAACATGGAAGGATTGGCTGGAGGTGGCAAATAAACAATTGCCGACCAATCCGAAGGGGAAACTCCTCTGAATGTTTCAAGTTCGTCATCCCACCATTGAGGACGAAGCCGTCTAAATGGAATACACATGGGGAAGTCCCATAGCCAGGGAAGACGAATAATCGCCTCGTTATGAGCAAGCCACAAAACAGCCTGGTCAATCCGTCCAGCTCTGTATTCGGTAAGAGTCTTGTTAACTAAACGTCTTGTTAGTGCTGCTCCTGTTGGGGCTCCAACAAAGACTCGACCTTCTCCAGAACATTCCCAATCTTTACGAATAATGCTGTCTAAGGTCTCAAGATCACGATCATAAAAACGTGAAGCAATAACAGCTCGATTAATTTCAGGAGTGGAATAAGGATCTAAATCAATCGTTCCTAAGACAGAACGGGCTCCTTGTATGACTTCGGCTGGTGGTGCTAAGTCACACTTATTAACTCTTCTTGGTTCGGGCATTTTTACAGCTCATCCATCATTTCCTGGATGCGCCTTGCTGGATTATCTCTTGGCAATACAGCGACGGAACCGCCTGTGTTATCGATAAAGATAATACATATCTCCTCTGCAAAATCAGCATTATCTACCTTGTTTAGACAGTCTTTCAGGAAAGTGATAACTGGCTCGTCATTATTCTTTTGAGCTTCTCGCAGATCTCTCTCAAGACTGAACTTATTGATGAAGTTTTCTTTTTGGATAATCTCTTTGTTGTGCCGAGTCGCGAGCTTAACGATTAAAGCACCCTCACCTAGGTAGCTAAATAAGGTATCGAATTGACGAATCAGATCAGCAATAATTGCTTCGCAGACTCTTACATTTAATTCTTTCGAAGCTTCTTTATTCGCTGACGGAACTGTCTTATCAATGAGTTCAGGGAAGAACTTTACAAGTAGTTCCGTTGGCTTGGGTCTTGCCATGTAAATCTTTTCTATAAAAGCGAACTAACATGGTGTCTGCAATGTGTTCAGCCTGACTTAGTCTTGGAACATGTTTTCTAAGTTGTGGTTCGTTTAGTAGTTGATCGATTAAAACAGTAGTGTTTTGATGGATTGAAAGTAGATTATTTAAGATATTCATCGCGCTGCCCTCTCTATGAGGCCAAGGCTTCTTCTTTTTTTCTTGCTCGTATTGAATCAAAACCTGCATACCACCACGCAAAAATCTCAGGAGCAAACTTCCGAACTTGTTCTGCAATTAAATCAATAAGAGCCTTGTCTTCATAAGTTCGATGAAGTCTTAATGCACGTTCTAAAAGAAGTAGCCAATCCCTAAGACTTGCAGTTACTGTAGCGTTTATTAGCAAATTTTGTGATATTGACTCCTTAGCAACTTCAACTGGTATACCCTTGTTTCGGTTGTTGTCATAGTCAATCATAGAAGAAAAAGCAGCAGCTAATTGCATGTTCTTATCTTCTTCAGTCCATTCAAACACCTCACCTTTTATTGAATAGAGTCCAGCATTTCGAGAGTAGAAACAGTCATCAACTGGATGCTTCTTATCACTAACAACTTTTCTATAAGAGTCAGCAGTTTCTTGTAATGACTGGGAGTCAAAAGCAATCGTACTAGACATTATCTGATCTAAAGATTCGATAGTCGAACGATTAGCTCTGATCTGTAGGGTTAGAGATGGATGATTTAATGGAGCATAAGCCTCCATCGTTATTTGCTTTCTTTGCTTCTTAGATTCTTTCCAGTGATTAATAAATAATCTTCCATACTCGTCTTCCTGCTTGTGCTCAGGAAGAAAACTATCAGTTGTAAGAGTATGAAAAGCAGTATATATAAGTTTCTGTGGCTGCTCAGTTGCAGCAATTCTTTCAACGCGGAAATGATCGAAGTCACTCATTGCCAAACTCTTACTTGGCAAAAGCTACTCAAGCTAACCAGAAAGTGCAAGCCCTGTCGGTCAATGTTATCTAATCAGAACTTTTCTGTTTTTGAAGCCATAGATACTCTTCAGAGAGTCTGATATTGCTTAAGACCTGTTCTCTTGACTGGCCTCTTTCTTCCATGTCGGCAATCCAATAAGCCATTCCTTCGTTATCAGGCTCACGAGAAAGTTCGTTCTTGTATGTTTCTACGAGCCAATCCTTGTTGGATAGTTTAGATTCTGTCAATCACTTTGATAGATGCTATACACAACTTAACAAACTAATATTGAGATCGCTTGCTATACGGTTGATTTGATATCACTTATTCCATACCTATCTTCTAAAGCTTTGATCCGCTTCTCCCAATCACTGGTAGAAGAATCTGATTGGTCGTTGTCTTTATTCCGGAAATAATCAAATAGTTCCTTGGGATCATCGTAATCAGGTGGTGTGCCTTCATATCTATCAGAGTGATATCTATCAGCAGCTCCTATTTCGTCAATACCAAGCATGACCTCCTTCCTCATTTGAGGAAGAAATCTTTGATAATAATCATCAGTCATGCGATTACCTGCGGATGCTGCGGCACTGACACCATCAACAATTGCGTATTTTCTTTGATCCTTATTCCAAGGAACAAAATCAACATCAGGGTCAGGCTTAGTTGGAGCAGGATCTCCATGTATTGGTGGAGCGACCTTTGGGGGTGTACTTTTTCCTCTTTGATAAGCTTTGTATTCATCGCTGCGACGAATATTCGCTATAACTTGCTCTTGAGTTTGCCCTCGGTCATGGATATCGTCAGTCCAATATTTACGACCTTCATCTCCTAGATCTCTGCCAAGTTCACTTTTGTAAACTCCTTCAAGCCACTTTTCGGTTCTTGATCTTGCTTCTGCCTTCGGATCAGTAGACATTATGAATAATAAAATGTGTTGTCCTTTCTTATATGTTAGTTAGATATATCTACCTTTAAAATCAGCGGAACGCATCAACGCCTCCACTGCTTTAGATGAGTAATCATCTTCATCTAATGCAGCTTGAGAAGGAGCAATGTATGGAATACTTCCTAATTCGCTTGGATCACTGACGTATCTTGTGGGATCCCAGTTAGCATCCCAGTCGTCACGTTTATCTTTCAATCCCTTTGGTATTTTCTTTGGTTCTTCCCAGGGATTATCAGCGTATTCTTTATCTTCAATGCATTTACCAGAGACACCTCGCACTTGACCGTCAGGACAATCAGGCTTTGGTTCGTCAGGTATTACTGGGTCTTCGTCTTCTTTCTTTTGAACATTACTACTCCATCTAAAAACATTGGAATAGTCATCGCCATCTTCAATTCCTCTTTCCCAACTCACTTTAAAGTCATCTTTCTTGAAAGCATCAGGACCACGATCACCGCCTTCAACTCGCTGAAGAATATCGTCACCGCTGTAGGTCAGATCATGCCTGTCCATTGTCTCTTGGTCTAGCTTAATTCCCGTCTGAGATCCAAGTTGGGCTAGTGCTTTAGCGACAGAATCAGTGTTGTACGCATACTTTCCCCACGGACCTCTGTTGTTGTAAATAGTTTCATACTCTTCTGTAGATAGTTGGTTATCACCCCCCGCTGCTTTCAACAAAGAGTCATAAATAAATTGATCTTTTTCGGTAAAACTACTATCTCTTGGCTTATCCCATCGAGTACCAGACCATCCCTGAGATCTAAGGAAAGCCTCATTATCCCTACTAAACGACATCTAACTGGAGGTAAGAACTATCTAATTTATTTTAGGTAATCTATTCGGTCATAAATTTAGGGGTCATAATCGAATCAACTGGAACACCACTTCCTAAGCGCCATTCGATCCAAGTCTTATTGGTTTTTTCTAATCTCTCGAATGTTTTAGGATCTTTAATTGCCGTTGTCTCAAGAAATAATTTAGTCTCATCTTCTAATTTGCGAGTACTAAATTCAATATCAATCGTGTCTAATGTTCTGCGGTGGTGAAAATGAGGTACACCTTTGATCTTCATATGTAGAGGATTACAGCAATTATTATCTCCACATATCATCTTCATTGGCAGTCGACCAATATCACCCCACGTATACCAACAAGCAACTCTCGGTGCAGAGAACTGTCGCCCTGCATTCCAATGTCGAGGAATAGGAAAGTAACTTGAGTTACATCTGGAATGATACTTACCACGCCAAGCCCAACAGTCATCTGATCCACCAATTTCAACGAAAGACCAAAACTCAAGGAATCTTCTCCTATGAATTTTTTCAACACTATGAACATCTAAAGCGAGCCTACCTTCAGTTAAAGCGCTGACGCACTTCACGCAGGCATGGCTGTCTTTGTATCTGGGAATTAATCCATCTCGTGATCCGATGCTGTGATCTTTATGAAAACAAATTGGACCTGGAACAATTTCAGAATGCAGATTTGGAGGAAGAGCCCACTGTGCCATTACTTTGTATTGAGAGGAAAACCTTTGGGAGGAACAAAATTTCCACCCAGAGCCACAAGTTGCTGTGGCTTGGGCAAAAGCTTGAATTGATCAATAGGCCAAAGCTCTTTGCGAGTAGAACCTTCTAAGGCGATTGGAACAAGGATGTCTTCTACGCCTATCTTCTGCTGAGCCCCAAACACCATGCCCTGACGACCGTCGGTTTTGTGTTTAACACGGTGACCCAGCTTTAGATCCTTCATTGCTGGTCGTACTTACTGATTGCTACAGTAAGCAATCTAATAGTTTCTGCAAGTCTTAAGTGGTTTTAGTCGATTCATATTCCTCATCTGGCTCGATTGGTCCTTGGATTGGAATACGATGAACAGCGATACCAGCTTCGATAAACATTTCTCTTGCTGTGTTAAAAGAATCTTGCCAACGAATTGGTTCGACAAAATCAGGAACAACGATCTTATTGATATCAGCTTGAATTAAAACAGCAGCACAATTACTGCATGTCATTAGGGGCCAGATATACATTGTCGACCCCGCTAAGCAGACTCCTGATTTTGCTGCGAAAGCAACACAATTCATCTCTGCATGAACGGTCATCGAGAGTCGAATATCACGGTCATCTAAACGAGCATTTGAATCTGTAATTCCAACGGGAAGGCCATTAAATCCTTGAGCTAAAATACGTCTATCTCTTACAGCAATAGCTCCTACTTTGGTTGATGGATCTTTTGACCATCCTGCAATGTGTGAGGCTAAAACAAGAAAGCGTTGATCCCAATGTTTAGGGGCTTTGGGCGGCTTTAAATTTTGCATAGAATAAAAGAGGGAGGATTATTAATGATTGAAGTAATTTCTGTTATTGGTGTTGCTACTGCGGGTGCTCTGTGGCGTATTGCTTTTACTCAAGGCAGCATGAAAAGAGGCATGGAAGCAATACTTAGAGAGGTTCAATTATTGAGAAGTGAAGTATCCAAAGACATCATTATTGTAAAAGAAGAATTAAGAGATCACGAGACACGTATTAGGAAACTTGAAACAGGGAAAAGGAGATGACTTGTTATAACTGTCATGGAGTACTGATCTGGAAAGGAGAGCAGAATTGCTCCGACGATTTTCCTGATGGTGAATTTAATCTGCACACAACATTAGTCTGCGAGACATGCAAGGCGTATGTTGAGGTTTACGCTAATACGAAGAATAAATAAAGAAAAAATAAATACTTTTTAAGTTACTAGACTTAGAGGCATGATCATCATCTATCAAGAGCACATCGACGTGCTGGAGAAAGAAGTTGACGTGCTTACAAAAGAAGTACGTTTTTTAAAGAAGCAGTTGGAATATAAATCTCTTGGACCACCACTAGAAACTGAGAAGCATTAAAGAGCTCCAGCCTCTACGTCAGCGCCAGATCCGATCTCTTCGGTTGCAAGAGCTCCAGGTCTCCATCCGCTCTGCCAGATTTCCCTTGACTTGAGTTGGAGTTGCTCATTTGTTTTACCCCACTTATCCAAGGTTCTAAGGATGTCGGTTCTGATGTCGTTGGAGTGGAGAGTGTTAAAGGTATATCGATTTAAAAGCCTTGCCAGGTCAACGATGTCTTGATTGGTTAAATCCTTCTTGTCTTTGCAGATAATTGAATCAACGAGAGGCCGATCAATGACATACATAGGATGATCAACGAAGACGTGACTATTCATGGGTGGTAGACAGAGTGATCACATTGTAAGAGGTGTTACGTGGTACACCTGTGACATGCTCCCCTTAACCTTTCTGGGAAATTCCCTCCCTTTATTTCTTTCTTCTTTATTCGATTTCTTTAATTGTAGGAGATTTGTAAAGGGTAAGAATATGAATCAGCAGAGTTTTATTTCCTACAAAGGTCTATCTGGAGCATGTACACGGGTAACGCAGAAATGAGACTCATTAAGTAGTAATGGATCCGCAGGAAGTTAGATGTAACACCCTAAATAAAAAGATCGCCAAACCCAGAGAGGGAGGCGATCAGTTCTCATGAGATGTAAATAAGACGACTAATTTTGAGTGATCCAAACTCTAATTTGTTTATTATTTCTTCGGATTGTTTTCTTTTTAAGACCTCTTCTTTTTAGACAATCAACAATTTCGGGTGTCATTTGCCTGTGATTAGTAATCGGAATATCTAACCACTGGAAAATATCCTTCAGCGTGTAGTAAGCCTTACCTGAAATATTCTCATAGCCGCTTGTATTAACGGTGAGCTTTTCATCGAGAGTTGCCTCCATCGAATTGTCCCTAGTAAATGAGTCCGCGTATTCATTGATGTAGCTAAGTTCATGACTAGTCAGCACATTAGATTCGCCAGACTGGAAAGCTTTATATGCAGCAGACCAGATGCGACCACGATCTTCTTTTAATCGGTCAAGGTCGATGATCTTAATCTCTGGATTCTGCGGAGAGGGAACTTTGCCCTCTACAAGGATGGGCATAAATCGGCGGTTACCAGTTGGATCACATAAGAAATCAGCAGAGTTAGTAGCACCAGCTAAAACAAAAGCTCTCTTGTAGCTGCGTTCGTTCTCGTACTTACGAGCAGAGCGATCAACACCAACAGAAACTAAGTTCTTTAATTCCTCAGAATATTTCCTCTTTGTGTACCGCTCAAATTCATCCATGACGACAATCCAACCACTATGCAATGCATGCGGCTTATCTTTGAGATATTCAATTGACATCTGCATTGTCGTTACCCAGCTATAAATTCCTGGATCAGAAAGACTGGGAGGTGTTAAGTACTGGAAGAATGTTGACTTACCGCAGTTCTGATCGCCAACAAGAACAGGCATCCAGTCATGCCTACATCCAGGGTTGATAACTCTGGCAACGCAGCCAATCAGGAATCGTTTCAAGATGGTGTCTGCAAACTTAGAACCATCAGGCATTCTTGGATTCTGAGTTTGGTCATCAGATACCCCAAGTAATTCGGATGCCAAAGTTTCAAAGTATGGAATCGGGTCATACTTCTGAGCGCAAAGCTCTAAGTAGTTCTTAACGGGGTGGTAAGCATTAGCTTTGCCAACAACATGAGCCATGTCGAAGACAATTGTTTTCTGGAAGGTCGTACCCTCCCTCTCGCTGAGTCTGAGATACATATGTGTAGGGTCATCAATCTCGATGGGGTAACCATGCGGTCCGTACTCCAGCGTTTGATTCATCTCATTGAGCCTTAACCCTGGATATGAGTTAGCAAGTAGTTCTCGAATCCTAGAGACTTGGTTCTCACCAGCTCGTCCTCTCCCCTGCCGAGGTTGCTGATCATCAGCCTCTTGATCTTGGGAAGGATTGCCTTGTTGGTCGAATAAGGAATCAACATCTTCTTCTGGATCGTCAGGTTCATCATGAGAAGCACTCGCGGTCCAGGTCGGATTGTTCGAGAAGAGTCCTTCGGTTGTATCTTCTTCTTGACCATCCCAATAGTCATCATCAAGTCCAAGGAATTGAGAATGTTCATATCCACCGCATTGGAAACCATTGCCGTGCATATTTAATTGATACTCTTTATTGTTCCTGAGTTCGTCAGGTAAATCGTCTCGCCAGCTTGGGTTGTCTTCATTAGCGATGAAGAACAAACTTGCAAGAGATGTCCCTCTAAACCCGTAGAAAAATTTCTCTTCTAATTGATGTGATCTTCTTTTTTGTTTGTCGTCCTGAGTGTGATGGCATTGTTTAGCCCACTCGTGCCATGCGTTATAAAGATCGTCTCCAGCAGATGAGGCAGCAGCAGTGACTTTCGTAAACTTATCTCTTTCACCGTCACCCGTTGGAGTGATGACAGTTTCTAAGCAGTAAATCGCTAAAGCAATGGAATGATCATCGCAGCCATTGTTGAAACGAGGATCATAAGTTTTCTTTTTGATTTCTAAGTTTTTACTTCCTTTCTCAATAATTTCAGCAGTTAGAACAGCTTCATGATTCTTGAGAAGTTCCTGCGCCTCGGTATTACCGTAATAAAGTCGACAGGGATCAGTGCATGAAGTATCGCCACCTAATTCATTGATCAGGATCTTGACGATTTCTCTGTAAATATCTGGGTCATAAATAACTTCAGGCAGTCTGAAGATCACACGGAAGCGATGCTTACCCTCTGCTGGGTTGTGACTTGGAGTTGTATAAGCCCAGCAAGCAAACGGATATAACTTATGTTCTTTGAATTCATCAATAGTTTGTCCAGAGTCGATATCAACAACGACAAGGGAACTGGACTCGAACGCCATGCTGTTGCGATGGCTGCTTTTCATCTTTACTGGAACAAAAGCGTAACCTTGCTTAACTAAAGCAACTAAATCTTCTAGATTACTAGAGTTGGGCTCCCAGTTATCGGCATATTCCTGCTTGAAGAAAGCTGGCTTGTTTCGAATCAGGCGTTGTATAGAAAAATCAATCAATTTGATTGCTCGGTGGAATTACAGGTTGACACAGTAAGCAAAAAGTGCAACTTATTGTTACTTCTGAAACGGACGCAATGTAACAGGGGTAACTCTGACTCTAATAAAAAGAGTTTGACGGAATAATTCTTTTGTATTTTTGATGAGTTAATATGATGATCGTTATCTTTGTTATGTCCAGCACGAACACTTTCTGTCAGAACATGCAACTAAATAACAAAATGTTACAGATATAGCTGTCAAATAGCTGCATAAGTACAAATCTGGATGACAGGGTATTCAAAACCTATTATGTTTGTAATCGAATACATACCTAACTAAGTATTCCTTAACACGTTAGGCCCGCACATGGGCTACTACATTGGTTATCTTTTGATTACCAGAGAGCTACTAACTAAACAATTACTACTATGACAAATTCTCTATCAGTTAGTGAACGTAAAAAGTTATTTGTTCGAGCTATTAATCAAGCTTTAGCAGTTGGCAAATGCTCTCAACGAACTCTTTGCACAAGACTTGATATTACGATTGGAACCCTGAACAAATATCGTAGAGAAATGGTCGATCCATTCGACGTTAAGACAAGAATTACGAGAGGTTTAGCTGCTCAGTTAGGTGTCACGACTGAAAGTCTTTATAACTATTTTGATACTGGACATTATGGCGATCAAGTAGATATTGATGTTGTGTCTTCTTGGATTAAAAGTGAATCTGGAGCAGAAGATCTATCAAAGATTTTAACTGCATTATCAGAGAGTCAGTCAGTAAACAATCAGAAGACTCTGTTCCGTCCTGCTAAAACTCCAGAGGTTAAGAAACCAACCCCAGAAGAGTTCAAGAAAATAGGTGAATTCGCGGCTAAACATTTTAAAGATATACAAAGAGCTGAAGTGTTAAATGCAAAAGATGCGTGGCAGTTATTTTTAAAACAAGGGATGAGTGAACTTATTAAAGAAGAACATTTGAATGGAATACTTGATGTCTTTGTTGGAGAAGAGGTTTTTACTCTAGAGGCCATGAAAGAGATCGCATTTACATACGGAAGATGCCCAGTAATGACAGCGTTTAGGACAATGAGTAATCTACCTCTGAAAGAAGAGTATGCTGAATTGGTTCATAACGCAGAACTATATATTGCTCAATTAGCTACTAAAGAAAATAAAACATTTGAATTGACAAAGTTTGCATAATGAACAGATGTCAAATAACTCTTGAGGACGCAAAAAAGTATCAAGATTTAATTTCTGATCAATTTAGAAAGATTGCAAGATCAGAAGTAATGTCAAGAGAAGATCTATGGCAAGAATTAATAAGAGATAACAAGTTCCACATGATACCTCAAGAATGGTTGCCCAGGATTAAAAGTATTTTCATAGGGAAGCCAATTATAACGATTGAATTTTTCCGGGATCAAGTAACGAAACAATTGAAGACTCATCACTATTGTTTCATGATCGGAGTTCTGTACGAGCTAGCCGAAGGAAATTTAATTCCTGAACTTACGCAGCATTCTTTAAAAATTACTGCTGATGTTCTTAATCAGGAGGCTCAATCAGAACCAAATGCTTAGCCGCTCCATCTAAGTCGTTATTGAATTGACAACTACCTAAGTAACAGCTCAGGTAACGATTAAATTCACTCTTTCCTCCAGTCAATTGATAGGTATGGACAGTTCCGCCTTTCTCAGTTGTATATAAAAGCTTTGGTTTATCCATTAACTCTGTTTGGATTTCATTTCAATTCTATTAAAGTGTTCGGCTGTCACATCGACAGATAGAATATAGAGTATAAATACTTACTACAATAGAAAGGAATTATTAAATTTACGTCTCTGATGACACCTGAAGCAGAAAAGTTTAATGGCTGGATGGCAATGCTTGGCATCGTCGCAGCATTCGGTGCATACGCAACGACTGGTCAAATCATCCCAGGAATTTTCTAATGACTAATTCTTCTGTCACTACTGAATACGGTAAGCAAAATATTTTCGCCAAAGAAGCTGAACCACAATTAGTAGAGGAATATAAGGGATACATCAAAGAATCTGAGTTGTTAAACGGTCGCCTTGCAATGATCGGCTTTGTTGCTGGTGTCGGTGCTTACATCACTACTGGTCAGATCATCCCTGGAATTTTCTAGTTCCTCTTTCAACTCTTTAAGGATATGTTTGGCTTTCTCTTCTTCTGCTTTTATCTCTTGATATTTGCGAATCTTCTGTAGCCACTTCGTTTTATATTTATCAAGTTCTGCGGTATTCAAAATAAAACTTTGATCTATCTCAGGAGTTGAGACAATGATTTGAGCACAGTCAATAACTAGACCAAGGCTTTCCTCTATTGCAATGGAATAAGCCCCAAGTTGCATGGCACATTTATTGAATTTGTTCCATCCAGTAAAACGAGATCGATCATCTTTTCCTTTTGGGTAATAACGAGAGTATGGCTGGTTACTAGTTTTAAAGTCTCCAATAATGACGGTATCATTCCTGACTCCTATTAAATCAGGACATCCACAGTATTGATATTTGTGGGACCAGACGCGACTAATACCATCATCTCCTGTGCAATAAGCCCACTCAGGACGTAGTGGCATTTCTGACCACAGAAATTCATCGTAACGATCTAAATGTTTAGATAATCCATCCCAAAATGGTAGGTATTCTTCTTCTATTGTTATTTCTTTCCCTCGAATATACGCCTCGCAGGCTTCATGTACCGCTGTCCCTCTTGCTGCTGCGGCTGCGGAACCTCCTGGGTTCTTAGCTATCCAATTCCTTAAAGCTTTTTTAGAAGATTCGGATGCGCATTTGCCCAGTATTGTCGTAACTGAGGGATATGCTTTATCAGGTTTATCACCTGTTCGATAATGCCTTTCACCGTTTATCTCGAAACGTGTGGCGAGCATATTGTTAGCTAAAAGATATATATAATGTAACGCTTTCTTACAAAACCTGTTGTTAGGTCGTTTGAGTATTAATCAGAGCCAGGATTGTTTAGGAATTCAAGTGAACTAATAACCTTATCTTTAGGGTCTTGGCAGGAGGAGAAAGCGGAGAATTCTTCTACACAACTTTGGGCTAGATGTACTCCACCTTTCTTGATTTCCTCTGGTCCAATCTTATCGTCTAAATGTCTAGCAAGGGCTGGTCCTATGACATGTAAATAAGCAAGAAAATCCAAACCTGGAACAATACCATTGAGGCTTGAGCCTCCATTGGTAAACCCATTAAGCAAGTAGACAAGTTCAGAAAGCAATCGATTCGTTTCTTTTTGCTGCTTAACTTGTTCCTTTAGTAATGCATATTGATTCAAGTTGTCGTCTGATGGTTTAGTCGTCATGAATAATTGTCCCTCCGAATTCTTTTGCAAGGATCAAAGATGCTTTTTCAATCGGACTTAGTAGCTGCCACGATTCATTACAGACGCGATGACCGTATGACTCCATAAGTCGTTTAACATCTGTACTAGTTTTAGCGGATTTAAGCCCTTGTAAGGACGGGTGGTGATTTGTATTGAACACAAAGATAAGAACCTGAAGAATTTACATCAATTTTGTAGTTATGTATTTTTCCAATAATCTTCAATACTATCAACGCTTCTCTTAGTGTATTTAGATTTTGCATTCCCTGGAAAGTATCTAATTTAAATTCTGTTAAAGGTATGATTTTGATATCGATTAAAAGGAAATCAAAACGGTCTAACAGTGATAAATAATGTGCTACAACTTCCTCGCTAAAACCATCAAAAACATCTTCTTGATGGGACATCGGTGTCAGGAAGCATAGGACAGATCTAGCCTGTCAGGATCAGTTTAATTTATATCTTTCTATCAATATGTAAACCTGAGTTATATTGCTCAGTAACAGTATGTAACCTTGTATGCATTTTACGTATCATATGATACACTGAATACCTATATTTTTAAGATTTCGAGAGACAAAGGTTACTTACGTTAAGAGATAGTAACAATCAATCCCATTCTCCCGGCATCTCTTTGTCCGACTGAGCGGTCGAACTAGGCAACTCTACGTCAGCTCCGTAGTCATCCCTGACGCTGTGTGGCAGCCCTGGAGGCTTGGCATCTGCTGGCTTACCTGCAAAAGGATTTGCGTTGTCATACATCGCTGGTAGATACCATTCATCCTTGATCTTGTTCCACGCATCCAAAACTTTCTTAGGTGTTTTGTTAGGTAGAAGAGTCGGAATTAACTGGTAGGAGGTATCGGTGCCTGACCCCTTGCGAGCAATATTAAAAGTGAAATTGGCGACACCATTATCTTTGATGAAAAAGCTGTCAGACAAATTCAATGTTGATTCAAATCCTTCTCTTGTATCCTTTCGATCTAGTCTGATAATTGCAAATGGTTCTTCTTCATCCTTGCGACTTTGGATGTAACCCACGAAATAGATAACGTTTGTTGGGCTGTCTAAATCTTCTGGATCTTTATGTTGTCCGTATTGAACCTGACGTTTAAATTTTGCTTCAAAGTTCAATCCAATATCAGAGGGATGTTTCCCTGGATAACCTTTGGAATGGACAGAGAAATGAGGTTGTCCTTCGTGGGTGAAGTAGTGCCATCCACTGGCGAAGTGTCCTGTTAATGGTGTTCCACAAGGAATGATTTTCTCTGTATCACCATCGCTTAAAGCTTTCTTTAGTTCGTAATAACGAGGATCCTTGCTTTTGGCTTGGGACTTCTTTTCACCAGATAACTGGTGGTCGGCTGGGAAATAACTCATGAATAATTACCAGTTAGATGGAATGGAATCTTCTTGTTGATTGCCTTGGAATTGAGAATGCTCATACCCTGCTGCGGATAACTCTTTTGCAGGGTCAGCTTTCACAGCACCGCCAGATCCCTTCTCATGGGTCTGCAATCTTTTGGTTTTTATTTCCGTGTAGAACTTTCCTTCTTTGTTCTTTGCTCCAGTAATAGAACCAACAATTTCGACGAGGGTTCCTTTAGGAGCATCGATAATTCTGTCCTTTAACTTGCCGAAGCCTCTAATCCTGAAGAAGTTTGTAATCTGTTCTTTGCCGACATAACGATTCACGGCAACACTGCGACTACAGCTAAGGTTTGCCTCCTTTGCTGTTTTAACAAAGCGTCCAACAATGGTCACTTCATTTATATATTGCTTTTCGTTAGCGTCACTAACTGAAAAGACTCTGACAATGGGAATGCCATCGTATTGAGTGTCTTTAGAACCAAGAGTTAGTTCTCCTGAAACACATACAAGATCCCCTGATCGTTTGGTCTTTAAAAAATTCGATGGTCCTTCAGAAGATGTTCTCGCTCTGAGAACGACTCCAAAACCATCTTGACCTGGGGTAGTTGTGCAGACTTCCAAGTATTCATCGTTGCCGAATTGAGCTGGATAAGGATCGGTCTCAAGGGCGGCAACTATAACGACGTTAGCCAAGTTGTTCCTAGTAGGTTATGTAACACTAGCCCAAGTAATCAGAATGACAACCCTCTCTACCCTATGGATAGTGTTAAACAAAAATCAGGGGGCACTACATGTAGTGGCATATTGAGCAAACCAGTCAGGTAAGTGCGGAATAGGCGCTGCGGTTTGTGGAAAAACAAGAATCATTAGGTTGCTATCGCTGCCTTGAATTCTTAGTGGACCACCATCAAATGCGGAAAAGGTGATCGAAGAATCGATTAATCCAAGAGCTTTTACTGCTTTAGATATATAGGTGCTTGAGTATCTTCCAGCAGTTTCAGAAAGTTCCGGAGTTAATGACCATCGATCAATACAAGTCTTAAGAGCTGGATAGAACTCTTTTGGAAAAGGTATCGAGCTTTTAAGAATTGGTAGTTCCTGGATCTGATTAGTTGTCTTTTTATAAGTGGTAATAACGGCTGTCCCTTCTTCTATTCTTATATTTCTTTCTCCAGTCTTAATGAATTTAGTTGCCCTAGCTATTTCTTTGCTTGGGAGCAAATGAACAGTTTCATCTGCCTCCCCTGCTGGGTCATGAGCTAAGCAAACAATATTTCCTTTATCTGTTGAAGCGATATAGACCCCTCCACTCGGTGCTGGAGTGACCTGTACGGACTGAAAAGGTGCGTAGTTGCCTACGAATTCACTAGCAATTGATAGGAGCGAGCTGTTGAAGCTGAGCACTGTTAGAGGTTTCGGTCAAACTGATATCTCCTGTGATATTAATAACATTATTTAACCAACGCAAGCGCCATCTAAGCATAGACTTTTCAAGGTTCTCGTTGCCTTCAGACAACTCTTCTGCTGAGAGTAGTGGCTGGTAGTTTGGATCTACTGGTTCATTGGTTAGATAGTTGACAAGGACTGCTCTTCTTCTGATCATTCTCTTTATTTTCCCAGGGTACATACGCTACCAAGGATTAACTTGAAGTGTGATATGTACCCTATTCTTTTTGATTAGAATCTATCCTCTTTCTTGTTCTCTTTTTTCCTGGAGTTGGAAGTAGAGATGGCTAACAGCTAAGGAAGTTTTCCTTCTTAAAGGCTGTCTGGTTTTACCATCCACCCATTCCTGGACGATGGCATTGACAGCACTATTCAAGAAGGTCTCACCTAGTTCCTTTACATCATCAGGAATTTCATCATCGCCTGGATCCTTAATCCTTGAGGCAAGGATCTTAGATGCGGTGGCTGCAATCCATTTGTTTGTTGGATCTTCCAGGTGTACTGGGTTTAATAATGACATTACTTTTCTTTCCAGTTGATATCTTTGACCTTGATTTGTCGTTCGCTACAACGACTACGAGTCCATCTTTCAATCTCTTGGAAAAGGACTCCCTCTGCGGAAGTACTAATCACTGAATGGTCTGTTTCGATTTCAATAGATAGGACAAAAGAATGTTTCTTCTTAACTCCTTTCATAGCGAACACCTCTGTAGCAATAAACTCTTGACGTTTTCGCAGATGTCTGGGCCGTCGTCGTACGTTTCGAATTCAAACGAATCTTTCTTCCTGATGCTAAGGAGAAGACCCCTGTCCTCTTCTGGTCTTTCCCAGAATCTAGACCACGCTTGGTATCTAGTGCAGTTGTCATAGTCAATAAAAGTAGGGTACGGGTCGTTAGGTAATTGTCGAAGAATTTCCCAGTCATTCTTGCCGAGAAAATTGAATCCAAATTCAAGTTGCGGGGCAGATAACATTAGTCGTGATTTGTTTTTTTACTGAGAGTCATCCAACTGCGTTCTTTGCACATAGTGCATGGGTGCTTGCTATTGGATATCCAATAAACTGGGCCATTCGCAGACGATGTATGCGTGATCAAAAGAACCTCGTAGGTTCCTTTTCCTCTGTTGTCATTTAATGGGAATCGAACATCCACAAGATCACCCACCAGAATCTTTTGGAATGGTGGAAGTGAGATGTCTGGGCGCTTGTTTTTGACAGGTACAAGGGCGCTGTCAGTTCTAATTGTCATTTTCTTGTAAGAAAGGGTGATCAGTTAGGTACTTAAAGTTACATATTGATTACTAGGGTGCAACTAACCGTAAGATATGTGACATATATGTTCGCCGTGATACAGTATAATTCGATACAATAAAGATATAAAGCGTCGGACCTTTTGGTCGCAGAAACCAACACCAGACGACGGGGGTGTTGTTATCTAGGAGACGAACATGGCTAAGTGTGCCGTAAGAGTTCCAGAGCGGAACACATATCTCTGCTATAGAGGTATTCCCTATAAGCAGACAACTAAGACAGTTAGAGTTCTAGCTCACAAGTAAAAGTAATGAACAATCTAATTCTCATCCGTAAGAGGATGAAGCGCAGGGATCGCCTGCAATCAGCTCGGATGCTGATGGTTAAGCGTCATTAGTTTTACATCAACCGAAGAGTCTTGGACTATTACTGTTCAGGGCTCTTTTTTAATCCTTATCTTTAAACCATCCACGGTCTTCCTTGAACCAGTCAAGGGCTTCATCCTGCTGCCAATCAAACCATTCTTTTTCAAGAATCATTTCCAGAGCTTCTTTTTCAGTCGTGCAAGATTTGTATTCTTCAGGGTTGAAAGTCATTAGTTTTCCTCCTCTATCTCTGCGTAATGGCAGTTTTCAGGGATCAGTCGATCTTCGTAAGTCTTAATTGCCCACTCCTCATCAGGATCATAGTCATAGCCTGACCTCTGAATCGCTTGTTCTTCACTCGTCGCCTTGACTACATAGTAAGTAGCCGTACACATTCCCCATAAAACTTTATAAGTTTTTTCTTGGGTTGTGATTTGTTCAGTCATTAGTTTTCCTCCTAAAGGTCGTCGTAATCGGCTTTTGATAATCCGTCTAATTGTTTGAAAATAGTTTCCATCTCCTTTTTTGAAACCATTTCCTCATTAGGATTACCTGCCATATAGTCATCGAAGACATGTTTGATAAGCATTATTTGTTTCTCATCAAAACCATTATCTTCTAAGATAAGAGCCCTATCTGAGAACTTATGAAGCCGTTCAATAACGTCGTCAGGATCATAATCCCTATAAAGTGAGTCGTCTCCGAAAGCTAAGTCATAAGCATTTTTAAGAAAAGTTTTAACAGTTTCAAATGCTTTAAGATCATCATCGGAAGGTCTCGGACCGACAAGTCTTAAAGAGTGATTTGCGTAGTAATCAAAGAACTGTTTAATTGATTCGTGGTACTCCTTAATAGTGGGTGTACCGTCTTCTTCATATCCGAGCAGTTTTAAATCTTTAAGTGCTTCATCTGAAAGGTTAGTCATTTAGATCCTCCATGAGTTGTTTTTCTTTAGGGGTTAAGCAGTTTTCGCAGATGCGGTATGCGCCGTCTGAGAATTCAAATTCATCACACGCCTCTCCATATATTTGTTCAGGGGTTAAATCCTCATCTAAAGGGATTTTGTTATTGCAACGATCACATTCAAGGGCCATACATTCAGCGCAGAAGTAGCCAGTCCTTGACCCAGTCGCCTCTCCTTTTTCGTTGCAGATGGTTGTGTCGCCAGGAATACGGTCAACAAATGAGCCGCTACCAAAGGAAGTATCACGGAGACATTCGACACATATGTCGCCCATGTTTACGGTTAAAAGTTTTCTAGTCATGTTCCCAAGTGCAGGAGTATATTGGATCTGGTATTTCTGTTGGACTTTCAAATTTAAAAATTAGATCGACACAGTTCCAGTTGTTTTCTTCGGAATAGGCATCTTCGAAATCATTTTCGTCCCAAAGCTCCTCTCCACCAACTCCATCCGAGTATTTGTAAATACAATCTTTATGGAATTGTGAAATGATTGCTTCGTCGAGTTCATCATCTTTTAAATCTCCAAAAATATCCCCATAAGTTTTAGTGATAGCTGATCCCGTAGCACCGTTCCAGTCATGAAGACCTTCTCGTCCAGTAACGAGGTATTGAATAGTCATTAGTTTTCCTCCTCCTCGTCATCGTCATCGTCATCGTCATCGTCATCGTCCCAATCGACATCCATATACATTTCATAGCCATCACCGTTTATGCCCCAAGTTTCATCGGTGGCTATTTCTTTGGCCTCTTCCTCATTTTCAGCTTGAATTTCGTAGGTATTAAGTTGATGCAAAGTAACTGTAAAAGTTTTTTCAGCCATTAGTTTTCCTCCTTTGGTTTAAGTTTGCTGTATAAAAGTCTTGCTGGTTTAGATACCCAGCGAGCGCAATGCATGAGTTCTAAGTAGTGATCAAGAGTAGGGATAAAACCAAGATCTTCTTTGATGTGTTGTTCGAGGAGTAGAGAGACAGGTACTTTTCTACCTTTTGAATTCGTAATAGTGACACCAAACTTATCGACTCCATCTGCTATGCCTTGAGTGTGGTGACATAAGGCACGATGTAGTAATTTGCTTGTTGATTGTCTACCTCTATCCATCCACTTATGAACATCAACGTAATCTTCAGGTTCGCCACCGTGGATCTTGGCTGAACTGACACAGTGATAGTAGTAATGTGACATTAGAGTTCATGTTCGAAGTAATCTGAGCTTTCGATAAATTGCGTATGCTCAACTTTTACATGCCATAAATTATCGTGAATGTCTGTTTCATCTTTCAACTCGATTATTAAATAACCATTGCAGCCACCATCAATTTCCATCCCTGGAGTTATTGAATACGGAATATTCCAGCACAGGTTGTCAATAATTTCGTCAAACTTTTTGATGTATTCACACCACTTGGATGGAATTTTGTCTAAAGATTTTCCATCTTTGTACTTAGTTTCATGGTGATCCGCATAACCAGAATCATCACTTCCTGAGTAATAACCTTTGATTCCTATAAAGTTTGGATAGGCATCATGAATGGTTTGAGAAACATCTCTGGCAATTTGTACTAGAACTTCTGTGCTATTTTCTGTGTCTGATTTTTCTTGAATACGTTTGATGTATTCTTCGATAGTTTCATTTTGTGCTTGGAAATACCGTTCATTAGTCATGAGTTAGACCTCCTTAAGATCGTTTAGTACAACTGTCTTGCAGTCATGTGGTAGTTGGTTAAAAGTAATTTCTTTGCCGTTATGTTCACCAAGCTTTCCAGTTATCCACATTGCGAATCCTTGATAGCTAAAAGGTTTCCCGTTCATTCCTCGACCAGAGAATAACCCTGGCTGTTCTTCTTCGTCGTAATAAACTGTGTAACGATCAGGGGTTGTACCACCATTGTCGTAAATCACTTTTATGTTCATTGAGATAATTCGTCATCTAATTTGAATTTGCTTGAGAATAGGCTTCTAAGTTCAGCGGGTTGCAGCAACGTATCCTTGTAGTAGATCTGGAGAGGTAATCCAAAATCTTCTGCAATCACAAAGATATACGCAGCTAGAAGTACAAAGTATCTTTTAGCTAGATTTTTAGGCCAAAGATAATTCCTTTTGTTTGAACAATTATCAAGAAGTTTGATGTGGTAGATAGCCTTATCAACCCTTGGAGGAAAGATCCTATTCCAATCATCTAACTTCTTTTGCTCTTTCTCAGTAAGTAGTTTAGTAGGCATTGCTGGCCCACCCTCTTGCTAATTCTCTAAGATCTGATACTTTCATCTTTTCCACCAACAATGTGTAGGCTTCAATTTTGGAGATCTTCAGCAAGTCTGCAAGATCAATTGCAAGAGCCTTGCATTCAGGTGAAAGATCATCCCATGTGTAATCCATAGAAAGAGTTTTTTGATCAGTAACTGAGTCGATCAGGTTTTGTGCCCGTTGCTCCTGTTCGGTGAGTTCGTTAGGTGTTGACATTAGTGTCGCTCCAGAAGTTTTTCGAGGATAAGAATTAAGTGTTGGAATTTTGAGCTATCTTCTTCGAATGGTTCCATGTTGTTCCATCCGTTAATATTTTCTGCATTGTCGTAATCGATTTCTCCGTAGGAATCATCACTAACTTCTAATAAAGGCGCAGACATGAATTGGTCGTCCTCTATCCAATAACCTCTACTAGTTTTCTTATCTCGGTAGGAGTATTTATTGATCATTAGCTGAACTCCTGAACTACTTGTTCCAGACTCTTTTGACATGACTCTGTGTAGATTGTTTGGATTTCTGACTGAGATCGCATTACTTTTGAAACATAGAAATCAATCTCGTTTGGATCGTTCCAGTCGGGTTCTTTAATTGGGTACGGTCCGTCATCCCAGTGAGATCTTTTAGCTCTGTCAAGAGCTTCAGACAGTGGGATACCTGAGTATTCGTAGTAGCCAGCAAATCTGCCTTCGTATTCAGAACCAATCCAAATTTGGTAATACCATTTAGTAGCCATTAGCTTGTCTCCTTGAGTTGTTGACGAAAAAGGTCAGCCCATTCGTGCTTCGTGAGACATTTATCCCAGCCGAGGAAAGCCATTTGATTAAGCTCCTCGGCTGCTACATAAGAATCACGATGCGTACGAATAAGCCGTGAGTGGTACTTCTCCATTACCTCAAGGGAAATATTCAATTCGTAAGTACGATGAACGTTTCCCGTGATGACGTTGAAGAAAGCTTTAAGCAGGTCCATTGGCGATCTTTAATTGTCTAAGTCGGACTCTGGTTGCAATCTCAGGTGGGTATTGAGCTGCCATAAAATCCTGTAAAGATTTGACTGAAGAATGATTCCTAAGAAATTGATCCTTAAGAAGTTGTCTAAAAGATGAAATATTCTCGAAAGTTGTATTTTCATCGACAATTACTTCAGCCAGGATTTCAGCCATAAAGTTGAGTTCAGATTGCATGGATCAACCTCTTCTCTGCTGCCTTCTCTTTTTGCTTTGCTTTTGATTCAAGTAATGCAAAATGCATATCTGTTGGACCAGACGCAAGTGAATCGTCTTCATCAATTTGAAGTCCGAGTCGTTGTGCTTCCTCACGAGAGTTCACAACACGAGCTGATCTAGTGAACACATGTGGAAACTTCTCGATCATGAAATCGTATAGTCCACCCCAACTAGCCGTAAGTCGGAAGTTGTCTGGCATGTCTACCAGCGGTTCACCAGTGTTCTGGTCATAGAAGAAATGCAAGGCTTTTGAATATGCATAAATAATCATGTCGTCTAGATAACGAGAACATGATTCGAGCACAGCCTTGAGATAAGCAGGAGAAAAGAAATCTCCAGAGACGTGCCAGCGAATGTGAGTAACATCACGAGACACGTGGTGATCAATTGATCGATGGATTAGCGATACCAAAGGATCATGATCATGGGCTTGGATTAACTCAAAGTTATTCCAACGAGAGGAGCGAACACTGGGTCGAAACGCTTCGTCTTGGCTAGCAAAACAAAGGAATCGACAGTTATCGCCTTTGGTTATCTTTCCCGTTTGTCTGTCTGCTTTCGCAAGACATAAACTGGCACCTGGACAGCACCAGCCTGCGGGAAGAGAAAACGTAGCAGTTTTTGCATTTGGATTAAGGTTGAGTTTTTTGTTCCCATTGCCGAAGTAGAGGAACGAAGTTGACATAATGCACTGTTGAATAAATGCATTAAAAAATCCCCTCACGACTGAACATGAGAGGATTCATGGAGGTAACTCAACGAGGAAAATTTACAACTCGCCTATGTGGTACCCAAGGATTAACCTTATGGACTACTGATTGTGCGGCTTGTTCTATTACCCGTTCAAGCTTGGTTCTATTGCATTGCGAACTAGGCTGCATGAGTCAACCTCGCTTGTCTAAATTCAAGAGGGATTTGCTCTTGATCACGAAGAACTTTGTACACCCAATTGCTATATCCGTTCTTATGCGTCTTGCTTGGTTGAACAAAAACAGTCTTAACTTCTACGACGGTTCCAAACTTGGACCTCTTAGGACGTTTTGACATCTTGGGGGCGTTCAGACTCACGGCATAGCTATTGCTAGGCTTGATCTCAACACGATCATTGACCTTGAATTTAGGGTCAGATTTAGGTGGAGGTGCGGTGACCATTGAAAGTATGAAGTGTATAAGTAGTAGGACAAGTTAGGTCTTACCCCCAAGAAGGAGCGCCCACTTGAACTACATGTTGTGCGAACCAGCCATCTCTCTGATGTGCTGCTCGAAGCGACGATTCTCTGAAGCAACCCTGCCATTCAGGATTTGAGTGAATCGCTTATTGTGTTGCTCGTTATTCTCAGTAACCTTATAAGTCGAAGTGAGTTGAGTCTTTGCAGATAACAAGCCAAAGCCTGTTCCTTTACGACTAGCCATTTCACCACCTTTTAGGTTGTGGAAGAAAGTATTCTCTAGTTGTTGTACAAGTTTCCTCTTGGACTCAGCTTTAAGATTTTCGATACCCTCCACATCGTCGTAGAATCCTCTGATAATGAATCGAGCTAAGTCATCCGAAATTGGGGTGTTAATCAATCTATTGGTCATATTTTCGTATTGCTTGTGAGCCTTCATCACTTCGTTCATCCTTGAAGAGATATCAAGTAAGCCTCGTTCTTTTTGATGTGTTAGATGTAATTGATCTCCTCTAACATTTTCTACCCAGCCATTAAGGCAGATTAATTCGTTGCTATATAGATAGGTTCTCATCGAACTAACAGAGCTGTAGTTGATTTCAAACATTGACCAGTGATGGGTTGCATCTCCAACTTCTCGGTCTCGCTTATTCTCGACTTCTATTTGAGCTGCGATGATCAGGCGATTGCATCCCTTGCCAGGAACCCAGGAGATCACTTCAGGCTTGACTTCTTTTTCAGACATTTCACATGAATGTCTAAAGAGTCTTAGTGCATCGACAGGTTGCATTGGAATACGACCATTGCCGAACATTCCAAGACTTTCACCTGTGTCATCTCTTTGCCATAAATTCCATTGAGGATGTTCGTTACCTTCAGCGTCACGAGGCGGTGTGACTTTAACGTTGAAGTTTGCGCCTACAGCAGCAAGTAAAGCTTGGTCATCAAGAGCTGGATTGATCTTTGTCCAAGTTCCTTTGAATATTCCATACTTCGTTCTATCGTTTTGATTTAACTCACTCCTATGAGATAGGCCGTGATGTTGTGATCTTTGATGAGTGATGGAACTGGTGTCAATTCCTGCGGCATTCATTGGCATGTCAAATTGTCTTTCAAGTGCTTGAACGTCTGGTGCTGATTGAGTCATTGGGTAGCTCCGATTGGATTTCAATAAAGGTTTGTTGGAAGGCGGTCAGAATTGTCTGAAGACCTTCCTGTTCTGGTGCATCTGGTTTGAAGCAACTTTTAGTGAATCGAGTTCTATTAATTAGTTGATTGAGAACATTCAATACTTCTGTCGTCTTCATTGGATTGGATGACTGGGACTATTTGAAAACCTGCTTCAACATCGTTATTTGTTGGAAGAAGGAAAGGTGTCGGGCAACCCAGTGAACTAGCAATCTTGTTAGCTCTATGGGTGAACAAATCTGGTCTCCGATCATTTGGGCTGTACTTGTATGGGACTTGCTTATCCCCTACATAAAGAGCAGCTTGAGATGTCTTCTTCCAAGGTTCTGTGTATATAGTGCCCGATATGTCTGTCAATGCAATTCCTTGTTGCAAAAGTATATCAAGTTGAGCGACAAGGCTAGCAGTGTGAACCTGGATCAGTGTTTTTCCGTACGAATTAGTGCATCCAATTTCACCGTTGTATCCATAATTCCATTTGAGAAACCATTCACCAGTAGCTCCTTCCTCTCCTTTTATTGGACAGACAAGATCAATAGTGATGTGGTTTGTGATGCCAAATTCAGTTGGGTATTCACCGATAGAGAAGGATGACATTTTGATGAAATTAATACCAAAATTGACTGGCATTTTTATTGCATCATCTGGATTGTCAGTCCATGTTGTGATGCGTTGCCACCTGTGACCAAAGGTTGGTTTGTCTACAGTGGGACGCTCTTTGAGGATTGGTACTGGCCTTTCATAGTCAGGTTTGACTAAGGCAGTGGTGTTAGACATAAACGAAGAACATAAGTACAAAAAATGCACTGATGAAAGTGCTCAAATTCCCTAAAATAAGTTCAATAGTGGTATCCAAATGCAGCAAGTAGAAGCTCCAGTCAAACCAACAGGGGGAAGCGCCTTAGTTATTACCGAAGAGAACAGCAAACCAACAGTCTGTTCGGTTGCCCAACAGTTAGTTAGCTTGAGTTCTTTTGCTCGTGAGCTGCAAACACAGTCGCATCTCATTCACTTCAACTACGAAGGTGGAAATTTCTTTTCCATACATAGGTTCTTGAAGGCTCAATATGAGGCGCATCAAGATCAATTCGATAAGTTGAGTGAATACGTAAGGACGCTGAATTATTGGATGCCTATGTGTGCATGTGGATTAAAAGATGCATTACCTGAATTCGAGAATTGCAGCTCGTATGACGGTAGAGAAATGCTTGGAACTTATTATCGGAACTTGGAAGAATTTGGAAGAATATTGAAAATAGTGGAACCATCAGCGCATGCATCTGGTGCAATTGATGTAGCCCACTATTTGAATGAATTGTGTAGTGCAATATATAAAGCTAGTTGGATGGTTAAAGCGACAATCACTTGAAAGTATTCCTGTCTTTGATAGTCCTACTCTCGGCTGTCACGCCATCATTAGCTGGTCCTTTTATTAGATTTAATTCTCGTGGACTGAATGAAGATGAGAGGATCTACAGCGTAGGAGCTGGTAACGAGCACATGGAATTCAACTGCGGAGTTGATACAACAGGAGATGTGTCAAGCAATATGATTGCGAGAATAAGGTTTTAATCGTAATCAACAGCAGGATGAGCACACCAGTAGCGCTGTGGTCCTCTTTCTTTTGCTGGAATTAATTTGAGGAACATTTCAATAGCACCATGTGAAGTGCAATCTTTTGCCTCAAATAATGAAGGTGTTAGTTGGTCGGGTGGGTGATACAAGACCAGCCAGTCTTGCTTGAGCATTTAGTTAGTAGGATGGAACGTTTAACTGGGCAGGGTCATTCTTCAAATGATTGGTGACACAAACATCCGTACAATCGTCATCATGAATTTCGCATTCACTGATGCACTCGAAGTACTCGTCAGTTTGGTCCTTCGATGACCTGTCTGATTTCTTGTTCATGTGAGTGTACGCTGTGTCGTAACTTATTGGTTAAATGGTAAAGATATCGTCATCATCTTCGAAGATTTTTCGTTCATGTTCACCTTGGAGTCCTTGGTAATCATAACCGTTCTCAAGGTCTCGATTATCGATTTCTGTGGACCTGGGCTTCTGGTTTGTTGGTGGCTTTGAATGTTCCATTTGATGTTGTAATTAGGAAGGAAATTTCTAGTGATAGTCTGGATATCTTTGTAAGCAAACTCGATGGAATTCTCATCCCTGGATGTATGTTCTCCAACGAATAGTTCCTCGTAAAGATATTGAGCAGCTTGAGTATTTAAGGGAGTCAGACGTGCTGTGGCAGATCCCTTGTTGATGGATACTTCGAAATCGTATTCTTGGGACATGTCAAAAAAATATTGCACTCCAGCATACAGACCGAATACTAGAGTGCAAATCAGATGTTTAGGCGATAGCTGCTTCTTGAGCTTTCTTCTTGTTCAAGCTCGCAGCATTTTTGAAATGTTGTTGCTGAGCTTTCCAGACAGTTCTACCTGGAATCACATGACCATCAATAAGACGACCTTCTACTGTTTTGTTAGTCTCTGGGTCGATGAAGTCATAGCCGTCGACCGTCGGAGCTTCCATGTAGTCTGATACTTCGTATTTGTTATTGAATTTGTCTGGATCAGACCAAGCAACTTCTCCCTTTGCAGGTGTGCCGTCTTTACCATGTCCGAACTGAGCACCCCAGCGAGTGGAGACTCCTTCCCTTAGAGAGTAGAAATTTAATCTACCTCCGAATCCTGGTACGTTAAACAGGAGTGGTTTGGCAGGTGTGCCGTATGGTTGTGGCATAAGTATGTGAGTAAACAAAGCGAAGCAGGCATATAAATGCACTGTTGAAATTCGCCAATAAAAATCCCTTTAAACTATTAGAAGTAGATGTTTACACTTAGATGAAAAAAGATTTTTACGACTTAATTGCCCAACAAGCAAGGATAAGAAGAGATAAATCTAGAGCAGCACAAGTTAATACTATTGCTCAGGAAATGGAGCAGAATCTTAAGGATAAAAATCCAGCAGCTCAAGAGCGGATGAAGGATTATGACACTGTTAGAGCATATGCAAAAGATACGACTCCGAGCATCAGTGGACGAACTGCCTATCAAGCTTTAAATAATTACATAGCTGAGAACCCAGCCACGGCAACAGTTGCAGGAGTGGGAGCAGCGTCCCTTGGTACTGGTGCAGTAATGACCGCTGGCGCACAACAGTTGATGGCAGTTCAGGAGAATCTTCAGAACAGTATGAAGAATGAAGTTAAGAGAGAGGCTCCACTTAATTCATGAGAATGCCAACAGCTTTTGATTGCGATACCGCAAGGAAGTTAATGATCTCGATGGAAAAACATGGAGATATTCATAATCCAAAGTATTTTGCCCATCAAGAGACTGTAAGAGTTTGTAGTTTGCGTGAGGATTCAGAGTGGAAGGATTAAGGTTTGCTGGTGATGAGATTGGATATGATCTCAAGCAAGATCTAGATAATGACCTACGTCATTTAATACGTAAGCCAAGAGTTGGTTATAGCTTTGGTAAAGATTTCATGGATGTGGAACCAGAGAATAGTGAGCCTGGTTATACGTTGACAGGGAGATATCAACCATCTGTGGCCTATGGTCTTTAGAAAGCACAAGTAAGAGAATAAAAAACCCCGACAGGTTCTGCCGAGGTAAGAGTATCAACGTTTGTAGTCACGCTTGATTCGAGTGGTCATTGGGCGACCATTAGCATCTCTGAACTTCTTACCGCTGAATAAATTCATAACGGCGACTCGCTCTCCAGTTTCTTCACCATGCAGTTTGATGAGGAAGTGTTGGAGTTTCTTTACCTCTTCATGGATTGTCAGAGCATGAGTCTGAACCCAGTAGAGAGAGTATATAAAGAAAGGTCTAAACCATCTCGTCAGTCTGTTAAGAAGTTGAGCCATGAAGAGTAAACTAAATAGTCCTCTTTTGGCAGCCATGACTAAGGTATCTCGAATGTCTATATACAAAGGTAGTTGATTTTTAGACGTTGTGAGTGAATCGTCTGACACAGTAGAGAGAGTACTAGTAGTCATAAAAAATGCACTGTTGAATATGGACATAAAAATAGCCCTACCAGTAGAGGCAGAGCTATGAGTCGATTAGTCCTCAGAAGAATCATCAGTGCAGTCACAGTCACATCCATATCTATCTCTCATTAATTTGATTTGATTATCAACAGGGATAGATAAGTCTGTGATTTTTCTGCAAATAAGGATGACGGCTTCCTCTAAATCATGTAAGTCATCGGAATCTGTGATTTTACCGAAAACTTCTTTCAAGGCAAAGAGAGCTAGCCATCTTGTTTGACAAAGATCTTTGTAAAGTTCATTGTCAGCCTTGTAAAGCTTCTCTTTTGTGGTAACACGTTTGCTTGGAGGAGTGTTTGATTTAGTCAAAAGTACTGTTATGAGTGGACAATAAAAAAGCCCCACCAGAGGCAGGGCTGTTATGGGGATCAAGCTTTGAAGTAAAGCTTATTGTGTTTTTCAACCAATCCTTCTTTGATCATCTTTTCCATGATGCCGTAAGAGAACCATTGTCGAGAGTCGTTATAGCCAATAGCTCTACCGACATCGGAGTTTCTTACGCCTTGCGGATTAGCTTCCATGAATTTAAGTACATGGTTTCGGATGCGATCATTAGTGATCAGAGGTTTGATTTGAGTGACGGACGCGGTCATAGCACAGTTGAGTAGGTGCATAAAAATAGCCCCACCTAACGGTGAGGCTTGCGCCAAAATTATCTATTCAATAGAGAGAATGTAACGGAATTCGTACATGCCATTAGCCGCTGCGTTAGTTGGTAATTCAGGAAGAGGAAGTGGCTCAGGATCGTCTGATTCTTTGGCATATATGAGTTCATCATCATCGTCGGCGTTACCACCTGACAACATGATCCATTTGTCTTCAATGCGTTTGTCATCCTTATACGGTCCAAGATTGATATCTAGGCATTCATGATTCAACCATTCAAAGTATGGAAATGTTAAACGAGTAGGTTTTGCCCATACATACCAATGAAGAATCTCTGGACATCTTGGATCTGTTCCGAAGAATAGATCTCTGATGTATGCACCGTGGGGATCGATAACGTTAGGAGGAAAAACGTTACTCATCTGATCTAAGACTTCTCCTAAGAAGAAGAATTTTGGTTTGAGAGAATACTTATGAAAGGTAACTGTTTCTGTTTCCATTCAGCACAGTTGATGAAGGACATAAAAATAGCCCCATCGTACGACAGAGCTATCAAATGTTAAGTTTTAGCAATCATGCTCGTCACGCCACCACTGATATTCTTCACGGAAATGTTCTTTGATAGCCTCGTAATCAAGAGCTGCAAGTTCTGAGAGTTTCCTCTCCTTTGTTGCATTTAATTCTTGGATATCATCGACCAGAGAAGAAATAGTGAGTTGCTTGTCATGAGCATTGAGCTGCTGGTTGATTAAAGAACCAGTCGAAATAGGAGGAGAACTAACCGACATCGGCAGTCACCTTATCTATTTCAGCTTGTTCAAGAACTTTCTTCCGAGCAAGGAAAGCATCGGTTATTGGAGTGTCAGGCTTACCTGCTATTTGCAAGGAAGCAACGCAAAGCATGCTGATTTCTTGATTGGTAGTACCAGAAGTCATCAATATTCCAGCTAGCTCAGATAAAGCTTCTCTACTCAGGTTGTTGAGATTGGTGAAGTCATACAAGCGTTTCATTTCACTCATAAAATTGCACCGTTGATAAAGGACAATAAAAAACCCCCACCAGCATGTGAAAACTGGCAGGGGTAGTGTGTTATGCAGCAGGTCTTGGACGTGGAGTGATAGCAGTGATCATCCAGTCGAAGAATGTAGCGCCGTTCACTTCGTAGAAACGAGGGAAACAAACGATATCAACAAGACGGTTATCAGCCTCGATAAGTTCACGGACTTGAGTTGCTAGCTTCACGCCGTTGTCAGAGCATTGAAACTTCCAGTTAGGACCATACTTAGTCTCACCGTTCAGTTTGTCATAGCTACTGAGTTGAGCTGCGAAGACAACCTTCTCATTGCCGTCCTTAGTCTTAGACCATGTGATCTTGTCGAACTCTTCACCTTCTGATGTCTTACCTTTCTCGTTAACAGATCTTGGTAGATATAAGGTGCAGGTAAGAGTATTACCCATGCCTTTGACATCTTTGATCTGTTGCTGAAGACCTTCAATAAGCTCTATCTGTTCTTTTGACTGCTTTTCAGCAGTTTCAAGTTCAGCAAGTCTCGCATTAGGAATAGAAGCCATAGTAGTAAGTGCTAAAAAAAATGCACTGATGAAGTGGGACACTAAAAAACCCCCACCAGATAACTGATAGGGGCTGTGAATCAAAACAATACGTTGACTGTTTGATCTAACTTATTCTTCTCGATATAACACTGTCTGTGTTTATCGTAGATAATCGTGTCCTGGACTTGGTCGCTTATCGCAGTATCAAATAATTGACGATGTAGCTCTTCAAGCCAAGAAGGATTAGTTTCTTGCATGTGACAAGCAGTACAAAAATGCACTGATGAATGTGATCACAAACAAAAACCCCCACTCCGTCGGTACGAAGCAGGGGTAAATGGGTTAGTAGACAACCATGTCAAGTTCAACGGGCTGTCCTGACTCTTCCAAAACAAATCGAAGGGTAGCTAGTTCTTCAAGGACATCTATAGGATTTAAAGATGAAAATAGTTCCCTCTCCTGTCCAATAGTTGTAGAAATTAAACGGTACCTTTCCATAGAAATGCACTGGTGAATTAGTTCACAAAAAAACCCCATCTAAAAAGATGAGGTCATTTGTTTACGGATGTTGCTAACAATAGTTTCTACTTGTTTCTCTGGGATGATTTGAACTCTGAGAGCACGTTGCAAAGATGCAAGCGTTCCAAGTCTTATCGTTCCCCTAGAAATAGACTCATAGATCGTTGATTTACTAATTCCAATCAGACGGCTGAGTTGAGGAATTGTCTGTCCCTCCATCTGCCATTTCTTGATGTGGAATTGAATTTTCTCACGATCTTGAGGTTGAAGAGTAAGAACTATGTTGTCAAGAGTTTCACGAGCGAGTTGCATAGGTACTGCTGATGTAAGCCACTAAAAACCCCCCACCCAGACATAATCTGAGCAGGGGTAGTGGTGTTAGAAAGGACAGTCTTCTTCATCCATACGTTTCTGAAGACTCTCGTACTCTTTCTGCATTTGTTCCATCTCAGCCTCAGAGAATAGAGATTGCCAAATGGGTGGAAGTGAATCGAACATAAAAATGCACTGGTGAATGGATTCACTAAAAAACCCCCACCTCGAAAGAATCGAAGCAGGGATTAGTGCTAGAAAGGGATTTCAGGGTTGTACTTTTGACCTGGACCTATCTTTAAGGGATAATCCTCTGGCGGGGCATTGCAATCAGAGTTGTCCACATAACGGTAGTAAGTTCCATCAGAATCTAAGAAGATATCATCGGAAATAAAGTTCATGAGAAATGCACTGTTGAAAGTATTCACAAGTGGACTAACATCGAACTAACAGTCAAGGGCTCTCCACTAACATCATTTGGTGACGTTTCAAAAGTAACGACTACAAAGTATAGATATATATTTAGTGTGCAAAATCGTGAGCGGAGAGAGGATAAGTCTTACCCTATTCGTGTGTATTACAGTGGATATACAAAGGAACACCCCAGTAAAAGCACAGTGATTCTGTCGGTGTCAGTAGTTCAGACCTAGGTTTGTACAAAGGAGAGTGGCATGCCACAGTTACGCTATAGACATACAAGTGTACTCGGAAGCTGTAGTTTACATAGGTCCTTCAGTGGAACAAAAGAAATAATCATATGAGTACTCGTGTGTACTTAGGTAAGAAACCAACGAAGAATCAATTGAGTACATTTGTATAACTATTCGTGCGTAACATTAGGGCTTTAGTTAACAGTGGTTAACAGCAGAAGCGTGGGTATTAACATACGTGGTCGGTCTGAACGTGTGCTGGGTAAAAATTAAGTACACATTCGTTGGACAAGTGCCTCCTTATTTTTTTGTTTGAGGGGGTTCGGACCTAGTGGGGGGTGTTTAATGTATAGGGCGCGGCGCAATAAAATCTCGATATTTCCCGCGAGGCGCTCAATAGGGTAAACATGCTTCATCAGGAAGTTGTTCCCTATTTGGATCGATCTGAAAGTTGTTCCCTATTTCGGCTAAATATTTTCAAAAATTAAAAGTCAAAAGGGCACCCGCGAGCACCCTTGCTGACCTATGACTTACATACGTGTCTCTATGAAGTAGTCGTATCTGTGATATCGATAGAATTTGTATAGGTATTAACTTTTAGAAAGCGAAATATGGCTAAGGATATTCTTGGCGTACTAGGTTCTGGTCTTGATGATTATGGTGACTCACCAATACCTGGAAGCCGTAGAGATAAACTGTTACGCCTTGCAGAAACTCTAAAAGCAGCAGATCTAAGTGAAGTTAAAAGAGATAGACAAGGTCAACTCGTTCAGAGAACAGGTGGTATTGGAAACATAAGAGACATTGGTGATCCAAACGATCCCAGAAGAAATACTCCTGTACCTCAACAAGCAAATATTCCAGGTATTCCAGGTGCTATGAATACCAGTCCAAATATTAATCAAGCAATTGCGTCTTCAGTCGGAGAAAATATCGATTTTAAAAATGCTCCTTCTTTATCTCCAAGTCCTGAAGATCCTGAATTACCAAGAGTTACGAGAAAGTCAAACCAGCAAACACAAAATATAACTTCAGAACGCAAAGAATCTGGACAAATGCAAGAAAGTAATCTTGCAAAAATTCTTAGAGGTGAAGCCAATAGCGGAATTGTTAGACAACCCTCTATGTTGTCAGGTCGATTTGAAAATGTACGTAAAAAACCGACTAGAGAACAGATCGCTGAAAAGATTCCTGGTGACATAATTGCTCAAACCCCAACTGGAACTGTTGGTGGAGAGAGGAAATACGATAGACAAGAAAAAATAAATCAAATTCCATACTCAAAAGGAACGGATGGTCCTGCATATGATCTGATATACGGTGATTATGTTGGTGGATTTAAGAGAAATGCGGGTGAATTAGATGATTTACAAAGAAGTATTTACCAAAAAACACAAGATCAGTTAGATAATCCAGGAAATGACCCAGTAGATCCATCTACAGTTAATGTTCAAAAGAAATCAGGAGAAATCGGCCCTGCATTTACATTGGATGTTGTTGAAAGAGGGGGTGATAAACAGCTAAAACAAGGCGGAACAGTTGATCCGACACGGATCGTAGAACAAAGAACAGTTAATCCAGATGCAACGGCTAGTTTCCTGCGTGATAAAGAAATATCTCTAGGGAAAAGAGCACAAGAAATCAAAAATGAGTTTAAAACAAGGCTCATGGGAAGGACTGCACTCGCTGATAAGTACCAAAAAGGGCAGTTCACGCCAGCACAGAACTTATCTAAGGAACAATTAATTAAAGCAGGCATTGATCCAAACAATATTGGTTCTTTTGCTGGAATAATGCGCTCTTCTGGAGCGGATCCAAGGGCATCTGTAAGAGCGAATGCGCAATTACAGCCCTCTGCTGAGATGGGTGTCTCCGCTGCTGGATTAAGAAGTCGAAATCGTGGTGTTCAAGAGACAAATATCTATAAAGCTATGGATACACGTAGCGACGAACAACTAACAACAAAAAGAACGATTCCAGATGGAAAAGATCATTCAAAAGAAATAGAAGAATTACTATATCGAGTTGGAAGACCAACTGCTCTCGACAATGACGCAGTAAGAGAAGCCTTAGCTGAATTAGATGGGTCCACAATTTCAGGTCGAGCCAAACGTAATGCTTTAGGTCGAAGAGATAAGACAACAATTACGCAGCAAGAACTAGATAACGCAATCAATAGAGGGCAAGTGCAGGCTAAAGGTAGAGAAGGTGATGCATTAGTTATTGCTCGGAGAGATGGATCAACTACAAAATTAATACCATTTACAGATCAAGGAAGAACAGGTTATTACGTTTCAGATGCATTCGAGTCATACGCAACAGGACCAGCTCCGACACTCACCCAAAGAGGTGACGCGGCTACCGAAGTAAAAGTTAAAGGAATAAGAACAAGAGCAGAAAAGCTGGGTGGACAAGGATTTAATCAATATATTGATGCACTAGCAAAAGGCGCTCTTACTCAGCAACCTACAGAGGGTACACAACGAGCTTTAAATGATCTTGCAAATATCATTCTGAATGGTCCAGAACTTGGAGTAAGTGATGAGCAAGTGAAGTTGATATACAACGATTTTGCTGCCAGACATCCAGAAGGAAGTAATGCAAGGACGTTATTAAATCAAGCACTTATAGAACAGTCAGCAGTTGGAAGAGAAGTAGATCTCTTCAGCGAGGAAGCAATTGGACCAGACGCAGATTATGGCAAGTCAAGCACAGCGGATATACAGGAAATGTTCGAAGACGCACCAATAGATAAGCCTTATGACGAGGCAACCAATGGCGGCTCTGACAATGGAGAAATGAGGAAGGAAGTGTATAACGGTAATGGATATGGAGTAAAAGGTGATGATTATATTTCAGGTACAAGGTTTGGCGAAGAAGGTCGAAATCCAATAGGAGCTGGTGATCCTAGTTGGAGAGGTACAGGAGTTGCGAAAGGTTATATAGCGGATGATGGAGATATTGTATTCCCACGTTTTAATGATCAAAGAATTGGCAGAGGAATTAGTTCTAAGAACAGAAGTTTGGCTGATGAAATACGTGCCAAGTACCTACCACCAAGTAATGCTTTAAATGCACCAGCTTCAAG